GTCAGCCTGTGCCGCGGCGGTAAGTGCGGCCTTATCACCGTTACACTTACACCAAAACTTGCCAAATATTTCTTGAATAAGGATGAAATTATTATATTTGCGACATGAAAACAAAGTCGTTTAAAATACTTGATCAATACTTTCTTCGGTTCTACAGGTCTATTATGTCTAAGAACGGAAAGAGAAGGAAACATACGATCGTGGACAAGAATGATATTCTCGAATGTCAGTCGTTGATCTGGAAAGTCATACGTGATAAGTACTTAGATAATGAGGGCGGGGTTTATATAAATAACATCGGTTATCTATGTCATAAGATTAATCCCAACCGTAAGATATATCTGAATAAACTTACCGGGACTATAAACAGGCGTGGGACAGGTGGATATTCTTACGTCCATACGTGTATGGATTTTATGCCGAGGAATAAGTATTTTCATTTATATATCTCTCCAGCATTAAACAAGGAGTGTAGGATGGCTATGGAGTCTGGAAGGAGATATAAGTTCTTGTACCGGGAAGTTGAATCGGAAAGTAAGGTATTTGGAGTTAAATGGGTTTATAAGCTGTAGAAGTTTCTATGATCCAGTTAGCTCGTGAGGGTAGACTGGATTTTTTTTGTATCACGGATTCAAATACATATCTTTGTGCAAAAGACTTGAATATGACAATAAAAGGCTTATTGGCCGAGATCAAGGCCGATTTACATAAATACGACGATAGCGGAGCTATAGACACCTCGTCTGTTTATAGGTGGGCTGAGATAGCTTTAAAAAGGTTTGGGGGTGTTGTAGCCGTCATGTCCGAGGCGGTTGTAAAGACCAGCAACAAACAGGCGGTATTACCTTCCGATTTCTTCGACATGCTTGACGCCTATAGGTGTGAGCCTCTTGTCTGTGAGATTCCGGGGGGCGATAAGGCTAAGGCTGACCTCCAACACGAGATCGGCTGGGTCGAGCGCACGGAGCGCGGGTTTCGTTGGAACTCCTGCACGGAGTGCTGTAAGGAGGAGTTTGAGAAGACAATCACGGAGAAGATATATATCGGGTCTCACGAGGTTCGCTTCCATTACCATCACCCCGTAAGGCTGTCTATAGGTCGTGGGTTGAGACGTGATTGCGCCGCCGACAAGTATCGGGATAAATATGCTTGGGATAATTATGATATAACTATATCCGGCAATACTATGTATACCGGGTTTGATGGATTTATTTACATCATATATCGTGCTACACCCAAGGATGATGACGGTCTCCCGTATATACCTGAAACGGCGTTAGGTTATCTTGAGGATTATGTCGAGACGTATATCAAGATGAAGATCTTCGAGAACGCTGCCGTGAATGGCTTGATACAAGGCGCTGGTGATGCTTACAAATTATATGCTCAGCAGGAGCCGGGTAAGTTCGCTAGGGCTATGAAGGAGCTTAAGATGTCGATGATTACCTTGAATGATTATCGGGAACTGGCTGAGGATAATAGGAGAAGGATGCTGTCTCATGAGCGTATGTGGCCCAACGCTTTTGATAAGTATATTAAACTTATTTAACAAAATACGATGATATGGCTGATTGGATACATTTAGATAAGACAAGTGGTACCGGTCCTGCTGAGGTTAGGGTTACCGCTGATATCAATGAGACTGGAGAGATACGTCAGGCTACGTACAAGGTTATAAAAGAAGGCACCAAGGAGGAGAAGACGTTCGTGTGCAGGCAGGAGTCGGTCCCGGTGGTGATCATCCCGGAGTTCGATTTCCTTGTGCTTAGGTATATCTGGGCTGACGAGGACGGCATTGACTTCGACACGGCAACCGGCTTCGACAACACCGGCCTCCCGGACGTGGACGGCAAGCTGGTTGGTTGGAGTAAACAGTACCAGACCACGCAGGAGCGGGTAGGTGATTATCTTATCCACGGTGGTGATAACATGGAATCAGGTAATGAGGCAGCTTTGATCCAGATGGGGCCGTTATTGGATGGCGATAATTACGATAAATTACCTCTTGAGATCAGATGTGGTATATACGGCAACTGGTATGGCGGTCGAGAAAGAGGGAATGTAACTATCAAATTTACAGCTTATAAGGGCGGAACGATGGAGAAACGTGGATATGATTTTGTCAACATAGGAGGTGAGGAGGTTTATACCGGTGATGCCCCTACTAACGTATCCGCTCACGGCGAGGATAATTGGCAAAATATAAAGACCTTGTATTCTAAGGTAGGTACGATGATTTATAACAAGGAGTCTCGTGACTGTATTGTAAGAATAGGTGAGTGATTATTCTTTTTCATAATACAAATATCTATCAGCTCTCTCGTCCGTGAGGATGGGGGAGTTTTTATTTTTTTTAGTCCTTCGCTTATGACATATTTGATCTTTTATTGCACAGAAATAATCTAGCTTTGCCAAAAACTAGTATTATGATTACATTGAATGATGTCAATAACGAACTCCATGTCCGGTTATATATACTGGAGGTGCTTAAGGATTATATAAGAGATGATGATTTCGATGGTCTTGTAGATAAGGCGTTGGATTTTGTCATGGAAGGCGTTTCTATACCTAAGGCTCCGGCCAAGGATACCACCATGAGTGACATATCAAAGAGCGTTTTGGCCTTGGTAGCGGGTGCTGGATTAGATGAGAGGCTAAGCAAAAGCTCTTTAGAGTTAGCTTACGATAGGTGTAAGATGAGGTACGTATTCGATCCTCGAAATCGGGATATGCACGGTGTAGTCGTAGGTTATTCCAATGACTTTAATAGTCTGGTCGCTGTGTGTGATGAGGGATCGAAGAAAGGGGTGGACAAAGGATCTACTGATTTTGTGGACGTCAATGAGAGATACGTGACTAACGGGTTCTTCTACATATCCGTAGAGGACGCCGACAAGCAATCAAGCTACATGGGGAAAAATCCATAATTATTATGTTTTTGTATTTTCATTAGGGGTAAACGTTGCAAAGTGTTTAGATTTTCCTTCTGACTTGTAAGAGTCAGAAGGATTTTCTATTTTTGTGCGATTTGAATGTTTTGCATAATACGTACAGTTTATTAGAATCCGCCACATAAGTGATTATCTGGCGGATTTGCTATATTTGCGAAAAACATAACATCGTGCAAAATAATTCTAATATAGCGGTTCCCGATTCCGGGATGAACAGGGATAAGCATCCACAGGACCTATCCCCGTCTGAGTACAGTTTCGCCTTGAACGCTACCATAGAGGGTGACGATGGGAGTCAGCTTAAGATCCAGAACGAGCCTAGTACCCTTTTATGTAAGCGATTTGATGGCTATAAGGTTATTGGGTATAAGAATGATATAGCTGGTGATAACACTTATTTCTTTCTGGTGAATCCTGATAACAACACCTCTAAGATCACGTTCATGAGGTCATTGGATTATGTCAAGACCGTAGAGGATCAATTAGCGGGATCAGGGAAAGATATTCATCGTATCCTTGGCGAGAGGCTTGAGGAGTCGGATGGTCGTTTCGATGAGATATGTGATTTGATGGAGGTGTTGATAGAGGATGGGACCGATGACCCTTGTCTTAACTTTTCCATTCATCACCCGATCTTTGATATAGAGATCAAGGATGAGAAGTGTGGTAAGGTGATATACTGGACTGATGGATATAACCCCCAGCGATATGTTATGGTTGACAAGGCACTTAATCCGGATGATGATGGTGACTTCTGGTATCATTATCATGGATATAAGACATGTGGGGATGATAAGCCAATAGAGAGGTGTAGGCTGGCTTGCGAGAAGCTACTGGTATTCCCGCTGCTGACGGCCCCGTGCGTGGAGCCTGAGGTCGTGGAGTTCGGGGGAAGCCTGCGTGCCGGGACCTACCAGTTCTGCGTGGCGTTGTGCGATGAGTTCGGGATTGAGAAGACTGGATATTGCTCATTGACCAACCCAATCATGTTATTCGATCGTCAAGATATGGTTATCCGCGATGGTTTATGGGGTAAGTCAACCAACATGGGTATCCGCCTTACCGTGTCTAATATAGATAAGCAGGTATCTCATTATAAGATAGGTGTTATACAGAACACGGTTGGGTTTAATGGTGAGCAAAGCCCGGTTCTTGAGTATTTCATAGAAGGTATACATCCGATAACGGAAAGGACCATCTATTATCTTACGGATCAGTATAGCGAGCGTACGACCATGGAGAAGTTATCCAAGGAAATACCGGTATATAAGACAGCCAGAGGAATGACGTCTGTCGGGAATCGTCTTCTTCAATACGGCTTGACCGTGGAGAATGAATGGAATCTTCAACCGGTCGTTAACTTCTTGGGTCATTTCGTTAAATGGCAGACATCTATAGCCACGGAGAATTTGTATAAAGACGGTGTGGCTTGCTCTAAATACGCCTCTTTCATGCGTGACGAGGTATATCCGTTGGGTATAAGATTCTTTACCAATACGGGATACAGGACAGCTAGATTCCCGCTTATCCCTCGTCCGGCCACAAGGGAGGAGATGGAGGTTATCGTTGATGAGGACGGTAACTCTGACGACCTGTCGGCTGCGTCGGTGCTGGAGAACAACCCGCAGTGCGCCGGGAACAGCCGCCGTCATCTTTGGCAGTTTAAGAATACGGCAAAGATCATAAACGACCCGTCTTGGGGATTTGATGGTTTTGGAGGAGAATGCAAGAATCAGCTAGATGTCAAGCAACTCAGATATGTAGAGCAGGAATATGCCACGGTAGGAGAGACCCAATTCGTTATCAACACGATGGGGGAAGATGTTACGGTAGATGATGCTATTGATTATATCGCTGATAATATAGAGAACCTGTGTGATATCATAGAATCTAATGTAGGTATTACTGACGAGTTATGCGCTGCTATATCATTGCCAGAGGATCAAGACGGTATAAAGGCTCCCGATTTCCCTAGTGGATGTGATGATATCGAGAGGATAGAGACCAGGACTATATTGGATAAAAACTCTTTGGTGGATTCTAGGATTGATTTTACATATAAGTTGGCTAGTGATTATACGGAGACAGAGCCTACCACCTTAATACAAAGTAACGCCGAGTCACAAAGGAAATTTTCTGTATTGTGTGATTTCGATAATTACTCCAGTGGAGGTAAGAATATCATAGATCTGGTTCAAGAATGGCTGGATGGTCAGGATGAGGACAAATTCCCGTCTGATATAGATTCTTCCGCCTTGGTCTTGTGTCAGGATATGTCTAATGTCCGGCAGTTATATGATGAGGGTATATGTACTAATGGGTGTTCGGTAGGTGATCCTTACGTGAATCCTACTATTAATGATGTTCAACTACCCACGTTCCAAGGAGGTAGGTCATTGGGTAAATGTACGTTCTTATTCCAAGGCGATGGGTGGGAAGGCAAGAAGCATACCGAGACTATGCTTGATATATTGATGGATTCAATGAAAAAGTACTTCCCTCAATATGAGAGTCAGTTTGGTATTGAGAACGCCATGTGTCTTTTTGGTGATGGTGATAACTCTAAGTTCAATACCGGCATATCTACTGATTGGGAAGATCGTGTGTCTGTGCAGAATGATATTGACGCCAAGACCAATTGGTTCGGTAGAAGCAACTTGACTTATTTCAAGTTCTATCCACATGTATCCTCATACGCCAGATGGGTGGAGTTGGATTACGAAAAATACGTAAGCGGTTTATCCGATCCTGATAACGGTATTATGTATATAGAGATGATGGGTAACTATAATTATCCGATCGGTGACTCATCATCATACAACAAGGTTCGTATAACATTTTTCTCGGATAAGGAAGGTACCGTGGCTCCTAATCCTTTGGCTAATGATGCCAAGAAAGGTGTTATAGTGAATTACGTGGATCATAAGATATTTATGATGCCAAAGTACTTGTTCTGGAATGATGACAAGACTACTTTCCATAAGATATATGTTTGTATTGAGCCAGCGGTATGTGTGTTCTTCACCGGTTTCGCCATGAGGCAGGACATGAAGGAACTTGCAGGATTCTATACGGCCGGCACCGCCATTTTCCCTGCCCCGTTCTGTTTTGGCATTCGGCCACTGGAGGTGAAATACGTATTCTTCTTTACGAAAGAACTGAAATTAAGGAGATTTGTCACATATGAGGCGAAATGCATCTCATGTGGAGATAAACCCGCTGATTGTGCTCCTAGACCTTATCAGTATGGTGATTTTGGTTATTGGGAATCTATCAATAAGTATCCGGCTAATTTTGAGTTGTATGATTCAAGTAAGATCGGGATATCATCGGGAGGATCAAAGAGGAAGGATATAATAGATTCTTTGACGAAATACTATGGGTCTCCTAAATCCGTTGAGGGTAAGTCTTATTTCACCGGTAATGGGGATAACGCTGAGTACCCCAATACGTCAACCACATTTTGTCAGAAACCTATACGTCATTACAAGTTCCCGGATAACTCTGTCGCTCCTTTTATGGGTAATCCGTCTCAACTGACCGGTCAATATGGAGTTGACTCCTATATTTATCCTATGGGGGTGATGCTTGATGACGATATCGTTAATGAGTTTCTGGATATAGCGGTAGAGAATGGCCTTATAGATAAGGATAGAAGGGATTCCATAATAGGATATGAGTTGTATAGGGGCGATAGGACATTGGATAAGAGCGTTATCGGTACCGGTCTGGCTTATGATATGTTTAAGTACGATGATCCCGACGGATCGGCTAACCTTTATCCTAATTATCCTTACAATGATTTGTCTGATGATATGTATATCTATAAGGATATTAATCGTGAGAATTTTATAACGCATCCGTTTAACAGGAAGGGTAATATCTGGTATTCATTCTTAAGCCCTGATATTGCCTTCAACAAGCCTGATGCTCCCACTGAGTGCCTTGTTGATGGTTATCAATTAGGTAAATCCTCCGGTATATTCAGGGAGGTGGAGGATCACCCTAAATGGACGATATTAGGAAGTAAGGCTTATAGTATGGCAACGTCATTGGCTACGGTGGAGGCTATGGCTAATTTAATATCCGCTATAGCTGAATATACATATCAATCGGCGTCCCAACAATATGTCGGTGGAGGCGTGTTTTTTTTAGCCAACCCTGTCGGCATAGCGCTGACGGCTATCCGTCTGGCTACAGGTATCGCCAAGGCTACCTCCCAGTCTGTCGTGGATATAGGAAAGTACAGGTATCAGTGGTTAACGGCCTTGATAGATAGGGGACCTAGATGGAATTACGCTTATTATTATACTTCTGTCGCTCATTATAATCTATTTTACCAAAAAACAGGGGCATCAGAGTTGCGTGGATTATCTACGGCTAAGTATATTAAAAGCGGATTGTATCCGGTAACGGATATCTCATCACAAGGGAAAGTAGTAGGCGGTAAGCCTATAGTTGTAAATAATCTCGATCGTGAGCATTCGTTGTTCATGTCATTTGGTATGGATAAGTATATGCTTGAATATCCGGAGTTGGTTTCAAGTTATGATACCAGCCGTATTCAGGATGAGTGTAATATTCGTAACGATGAGGTGGCTGGTATGACGCCTCATTTTATGACACGTGAATCTTTCGTATCCTGCCCCTATATGAGGATAAAGAAATATTCTCCGGCTCAATACGGGCAGATAGAGGATATCAGATGGGTATCGTTAGGTGGTTGCGGGTTGATGGATGAGGGTAAGCGTAAACCTGTTTTTGGAGGTGATGTGTTTATATCCAGATTCTCGCTTAAAAGAAAAATGCCTATGTTTTACTTGACCCAGTTTGGTCAGGGAGATATGATACCATTCCCTTACTATGACTATAGGAATATCGGGTATCCACGTTATTTTGTTAATTATGATACCGGGGAGGATTATCTTAATAAGACTGACACGGATACTGGATCGCTATATTCGTTCCCTAGCCGTAAGAGTGCTTATGAGATGGCTTGCAAGACCGGGGATATGTATCTTAGTGGTCGTTTCTTTCTGTATTTTTACGGCATACCTCAGTTTCTAGTGGAGTCTGAGATTAATTGTAATTTCCGTATAGCTGGGCCTGAGCCTTATGAGGGTTTCTATCCAGAAGTAGGGGATTATATATCATGGACCCAAGAGCGTAATGTCCCTATATCAAGGGATAATGTGTTTAAGATGAGTCCTGTGTACAAGAATCGTTTTACGCTAGGCGGAAGGTCATTACCAGAGACGTATGATAGCAATTTTTGGGACTGCGCCTACCAAAGACCCAACGGCGTCATATGGAGCACCGCCGACGTTTCGGAGAACGGCATGACCGATCCTTGGCTGTCGTACAAGCCTATGGATTACCATGAGTTCAAGACCTCATTTGGGAAACTCATAAGCATGAAGGGGATAGAGTCGGATCAGATATTAGCCCGCTTCGAGAATCAGGTAGGGTTGTACAACGCCATAGACGTGTTGGCGGAGAGAATATCCCCGGAGAATAGCGAACTAGGGACAGGTGGTCTTTTCGCCTCTCGTGGTATCGAGTATAATAATACGACGTTAGGATATTCCGGGACCCAGAGCCGGGATATGATCAGTTGTGAATTTGGGCATTTTTGGGTCGATTTAAGGCGTGGTCAGGTATTCAAGGTAGATTCTAATGGCAGGAATCTTACGGAGGTCACACCGGGGCTTAGAAACTGGTTTAAGGAGCATCTTCAGATGAAGATCATCCGTAGCCGGATATATAACGCCGATACGGATGCTGAGCTGTCTTATTATGATATCGATAACAAGTTCTTTGGTATAGGTCTGTCCATGGGTTGGGATAATCGTTTCAAGAGGGTATTGATAACCAAGAGGGATTACATACCGGTAGGGAATCCAAGCGAGTACCAATTCAGGGGAGGCCGGTTCTACAGGAACGGGCAGGCGGTGGAGCTTTCGGACACCAGCCATTTCACGGACGTCTCGTTCACCGTTGGATATAACTGCCTGAAGGGTGAGTGGAAATCATATTTATCCTACACCCCTGATTATTATATCGAGCACCAGCATTATTTCCAGTCCGGAAAGAACTACTCAAGTGAAAGTCAGGAGATAGGTTTATGGTCTCATGGTTTGACCAACCAATCGTATCAAGTATTTTATGGTAAGCTATATCCGTTTGTTATAGAGGTTCCGGTACGTGAGCAGTACGTGAATAAGATCCTCACCAACTACCAATATCGGATGGATGCCAGAAGATATCAGGATGAGGTTAATTACCAAATTCTTAGGACTACTGGATTTAATAAGGCATGGTTTTATAATGATACCAACAACAGCGGTGAGCTTCGGATGGTTATCGCCGACAAGAACGATATGAGCCAGCGGTTAAGGTATCCTGTAACCAATGACGATAGCCGTGAGATACTGGTGACGGAGGTTGATCAGAAGATAAATATAAATGACTATTTTAACGAGGTCAAAGACGATACGAACAATCTTCCGATATGGGTTAAGGATGTGAATGACATTGACCGTAAGATCGACCCCAGGGCTGTCGATTATCATCGGAGGTGGCGGGATCGTCTTCGTGGCGATTGGTTCTTGGCTAGGTTCGTGAATGACATTGAGAGCCGGTTCAAGATGATAGTACGTTGGTTTAGCAACGATGAGAAAGTTTATTGAGGTGATTATATACCTTTAAATATTTGATGTTATGGCAGCAGGGAAAACTAGCAGTAAAAAGAAGGGCAAATGCCCGAAATCAGGATGTATCAAGAAAGTAGGGAGTGATTGGCGAGTGGTCAGTAACAAGACCGGTAAATTATGGCCGGCTAAGTACAAGTCTAAGGAGAAAGCTAAAGGAGCCTTGGCTGCTTATCACATGCATTAGCGTATAAACGGGTACATGATTTATTATGTGCCCGTTTCGTGTTTTTAGGCTTGTGATATTATGGTTATCTTTGTGAAAAACGTAATATATGTCTAAGAAGAATAAACCGGAGGAAATCCCATCGTGGATAAGGGATTTATATAAGGAGGATCTTGATCGTGTCGTAAGAGGCGAGCGTCCTATGTATTTCAGGGGTATGGATGATAGTCCTTTGAGAAACGTGTCCCCGGAGTTTGATATCCTTAGCGGAGGAGCCGCAGTTAAAGGCATGAATGGGATAAGAGGTGCGTTGTCCCCGTTGAATAATGGCATGGGTAATTATAATTTCAGTATCAGGGGTATAAATAAGAAGATCGGTGAGTTGGTTGATGAGGCGGGGCTATATTTACCTGAGAAATTAAGACCTGTATATCGGACTGTGGTGGATGCTATGTCGAGATCCAAAGATAAGGGATTGGGTTATATCACGCAGCCGTTGGCCAACGCCCTGTACCCTGCGGACGAGCGACGGGACCGGCGTCTGGACGGGGAGTATCCCGTTGGTTATGTGGATGCCATAGACGGCATATGGCCTAGGGAGAAATATGGGCTATGGGGAGAAAAAATTGAGAGGAAGCAAGATGGAGGAGAAACAAGAGAATCTGTTCTCGATAAGCCTAGATTTGGGAGCAGGGTATTGGATAATTACGTAGCTTCTGCTCACCCGGTTTTGTCAATGATATATGATATCGCTAACTCAAGGTATACTGATGGCCCTACTCGTATAAATAAAGCTGCGTATTCATCAATAGACCCTATGGGGAAGAATCCGGAATGGTATGAGTATCCTGTTCATTTTATGAAGATGTTCGGGAAATATATATCTGGTGATTTTAATAACAAGTTATATGGCGATAGTGATAATGATGATTTGGGCACAAGAACTAGTGATGAGGCTTGGGCTAAATACAATAAACTCCCTTACGATGAGTCTGTATTGATAGATAACGGTGATGGTACGTATAGTATACGAAAGGAATTATCTAATAGGATGATACCTGATTCGTCTATCGTAAGGAATAGGATTGATGTGAATAGGAGTCTGTTTGATAAGGAAACTAAGGAATACAATGAAAGACTTATAAAAGCTTTAAGCGATGCCGATCCAGAGGAGTATGAGAGGATCCAGAGGGAATATAAGGATCTGAAAAGGGTAAGAGAGGGTGCCATATCAGCGGACGAAATGAATATAAAAGGGTTGAGATCTCTTTATGATAAGGGGTATGGCGTCGTGAATGAATTTAATTATAAGGATCGTAGGCTTGATAAGAATGAGGCTGGTCCCCATAGTGTACTTGGAGATTATACGATATATCGTGACAAGAACAAGAGAGGGTACAGGTATAAGGATATTTATGACTTTAATCCCGCCGTCCAGTTTCTTTTGAATGGGGATATATTTAAGATAGATGGTAGTGTTGATAAAAAGGATAATGGAGGCCTGGTAAACACAGGACTAGATTACGGGGCTGGTAAATATGTTATTGACCCAAACAGATCAGAGGATAGCAAGATGGCTATATATGATGAGATATGGGATTATTTGACCGATAAGAAAGGAATACCACAAACACAAGCTATCGGTATTCTATCGAACATCGCCGCCGAGTCCGGAGGGGACACCGAAGCCCTAGGAGCCGCCGGTGACTTTGGTATCCAGCAATGGCTTGGTCCGAGGAAGAAAGAGCTACAGCGTAGGTATGGTAAGAAACCGACATTGACTCAACAACTGGATTATCTTGTGGATGAGTATCAAGGTCGTGTACCGGGGCTAGGCTGGAACTACATGAACCAAGGCAAGTTCTTTGATAAGGACGCTCAAGGCAATGTTTATAATTACTATATGTATTCGAAGGCTGATTTTGATAACGCCACGAATTATAAGGACGCTACCGTGGCATGGAATCAAGGATACGGGAGACCCCTTGGATCGACATTAAGAAACGAGAAGCGGTTTGAGTTCGCCGATATGTTCTCCAACAGATACGGTGTCCCGGAGAACGAGCCAATGAGATACGAGTTCGGGCAGCGGGATTCTGGTACGGGAGACGGAGGCCAGCAGCCCGTGCCTGAGACGGTAGCCCCCGCCGCTCCTTCTTTGGCTTCCCATCCTGCCATGGATAGCTGGTGGGAGAAGGAAGGTCAAGACCTGTTATATAAGATGCTAGCTCAATCCGGCGCTAACAAGAAAGCTATAGAGGACATCGCTAATAATATCAAGAATGATCCTCAGTCAGAGGCGCAGATAGCGGAGGCCGAGCGTATGCGTAAGGAACAGGCGAAAAGGCAGTTGGTGCTTAACATGATACCGGGGTTGATGCTGAATATAAAGGGTATGAGCAGAACCCAGAATTAATGCTATATTTGTGAAGTAATTAAACGTTTTAGATATGAAAAGATTGTTGTTTTTATTTGCTATGTTATTGACGCCATTCGCTTTGATGGCACAAGAGGTAATCCCATCAGAAGGGCCTATTACTATTGATCTGACTACCTTTACAGGCATCATGGCTTTCGTCACGATGTCAGCTACCCAGCTAGCTAAGGTAGTGCCGTATATTGACACCCATAAGTGGGCTAAGATTTTATCGGCTGTGGCTATTGGGATGTTGACATGTATCTTGGCTTGGTTTCTTCAGGTATCCCCGTTGTTGGTAGGTAGTGAATGGTGGGAAGCTCTATTATATGGAGTGGCAGTCGGGTTCAGCTCTGCTGGTTTCTATGATTTGGTTAAGGCCATAGGATCATTATTCATAAAAAGGATTTAATTTTTATCCATAATAATACATTTGCTGATAGACTCATCGTTGTGAAATGGTGAGTCTATATTTTTTAAACTATCTTTGTGTCAGAACGAAATTAATTTGATATGAGCAAGTATGTAATCAAGAGGAAGATACCTAAATATCAAAAGGCTGGGGAAGTTGATCCTGTCATGCCCGGTAATGTTGTTGGTCTTCAGGGTCTTGGAGTGGAACCTCTGGTTTCGTCTACCCGGATAGGACTTGATATTCAGCAGCCTGATATTAATACCATTGATACAAGTGATTTGAACGCTATCGTTGACAGCAATAAGAAGGTTGACGAGTCTGGCAGTACGGATGTTTTTGATTTTACCACCATACCTTATTATGGCGCTGATGATATAGGATCTAGGTTTACCCAGATGGGTCGTGGTATAGGGCGTATGAGAAGCGAGGGATATGGAGATTTATCCACTGGGGCTAAAACAGCTAATACGATAACCACCATAGCCTCAGGAATTAGTGGTATCATGGGATTGGCTCGTAACGTGGTTTCTGGGATAGCGTCTGAGAAAGGTACTCGTACCAATATCAGGTTGGCTCAGGAGCGTGAGGCCAGACAAAGAAGGCAATCTCAGATGCGGTATAAGGATGGAGGTGGTGTTTATCTAGGGTCTAATAATAGATTCGATAGCGGTAGTCTTACCGGTGAGTATCTATATCCGTTACCTAAGTCGATGGAAGATCAAGCCAACGTAGAGGTCGAGAAGGGCGAGTACGTGGAGCAGCCCGGAGAGGCGCCAATGGAGGCTATGGGGCAGAAGCACGCCGATGGGGGAACGCCTGTTTCTTTGGAGCAGGGTACGGATGTTATTACCGATGACACCACCATAGAGCCGGACTTCGCTAAATACATTAGGGATACGTATGGTATTAAGGCTACACCAAAGGATACGTACGCTACGTTAATGGATAGATATAAGGTTAAGATCGGTCTTAAATCAGCTTACGATGACCAGAAGAAGGCGTTAGAGAAGTTGAAGAAGAACGATAAGATAGATGATGAGAATACGAAACGTTTAAACGCCTCTGTATTATCTAAGGCCATAAATGATAGTAACGATACGGTTAATGGATTAGAGGGGAGATTTACGGACTTCGCTAATGTCATATACAAGGAGCAGGAAGACCGGAAGATGAAGAAGGATGAGGATACGTATTTCGCCAAAGGAGGTGAGATAGATAACATCATATCCAGATCCATGAAAGAATACGGTCTTACGGAGGAGGATATAGCTGAGGCTAAGAAAGAGCTGCTTAAGAAAGTGGCTGGTATTCGCCAGAAGATGGAGAAAGGCGGTAGTTCTTTATTCGATTACCTACTTACTTTCCGTCCTGTAGAGAACAAGTACAATAATAAGGATAACACGTTCGGGTATCAACGTCAGGGTCAGGATGGCTCTTATGGCGGTATTAATACCGATGAGAGGCTGGAGTATTATAAGACGTTCATGCCTTTGGCTTATGATGCTTATATGAGCGCTCCGAAGGCTACTGCCGCTAAGGCTCTTCAGGATGCTATATACAGCACTACTGGTGGGTGGATGGGCTTGGCCACGGCGGAGAACCCGATCATCGCCAACGCAGAGGCGCTTCGGGATTATACGACACTCGTTTCCTTTGGAGGCGAGGATAGCCAAGGTAATTACCCGGAAGATAAGAAAGCCTCATATCATGATAGGATGAGAGACAATAAGTTTGGTCAATATTCCTCATCTCGTCCTATGATCGGTCTGGATGTTGTTACAGAGGAACAGCATAAAGCTCTTAACGACGCTGGTATCACTCATTTCAGTCAACTGTTTTCTGACAAGAATAAAGATATTGTTAATAAGATCCTTGGGGAGGATATGCTTAAGATGCAGGCGTTAAGATCCATGAAAGGCATGGAAGGTCTTGATTTTATACTTGACCCGCATAAGGTGGCTCCCGGTCCTATGGATATAGGTGATGTGGAGGATCCTGATGTTAAGCTGGATATGCCTGAGCTGATTGATCCTAATACACTTCCTAAAACCAACACAAATGCCGGTAAGTCGAACGGCGGCAATGGAGGCAGGAATATAGTAGGTGGTGGTCTTGACTTTCCTGAGGTGTTCAGGATGACTCCGGGAGCCGTGACAACGGAAGGTCTGGGAAGACATTACGCTCCTACCGTGGACCCGGTGTTGAGATCGGCTGATCAGTATATGGTTGAAGCCAATCGTGCTTTCCAATCACAATTGGATCAGATGGGTAATGTCCCGGATTCCCAGAGAGGGGCTTTATCTTCCAATTTACAGGCTATCATGAGTTCCAATATAGGTAAGTATATAAATGAGGTAGAACAAGGGAATGTGGCTCAAAGGACTTGGGCTGATAATGTCAATTCTCAATCATGGGCGAATACTTATGACAAGAACATAGCGCAACGTCAAGCTTATCAGCAACGGATATTGCAGGGGTTGGCTATTAATGACGAGAATTGGGCTAGATATTTTGATAGCGTGAATGACGAGATCCAGCAGAAATGGAACACGGCTACGACCATGAACACATTAAGATCTATATTCGGGGATATCAAGATCGGTCCGAACGGGCAATTGATAGCGGATCCTCAGGGAGATGTATTGAGTTACAGGAAATTGTATCCTGCTCAGGAAGTAACTAAAGGCAAGAAAGGATAAAAGATGGCGTCACAATACAGTATATTAAGGAATTACGGTAAGTACGTATCGCCCTATAACATGGATGTCATGATGCAGGGTATGGGATACATGCAGCAGAAGATAGATACCAATCGGCAGGCTATAAATGAGTATGCTGATTATATTATCAATTCTGACATTATAAAACCTCAGGATAGGGAATATCTTCAGAATAGGTTAAATGGATTGATACAGGACGTGAATAACGTGTATCGTAAATCCAATCTAGCTTCTGATGGTATAGCTAGAAGTATACAAGCCCGTCTTGGAGAGGCTTTGGATACCCGTGTATTGAACGCTATCGCCGGTACTAGGGAGTATAGGTCTTTCTCTCAGAAGATCGAAGATATGAAGCTTAATAATCCTAAGCAATATAGTGCCATAAATGAGGCTGTGGCCTTAATGCCGTTTTATGAATGGGTTAATGATGGTCAGGTTGGTACAAGGATGAATCCTATTCATTACACTCCTTATACGGATTACAATGAGGAGATGAATAAGATGATGAAGGATTTCGTCAGTCTTAATAAGGGAAAGAAGTTTTATGTTCCTGAGGTAGTGGATGGCAAGCCTACTGGTAGGATGAGAGACATTACTGTTGATGAGATGAGTCGATCTCAGATTAGAGCGATAGCCGCTAGATCTATATCCCAGAACGCTAAGGCTCAGATGCAGATAGAGGGTCAGTATTTGGCTGCCACTAATCCCGGTATGTTTAGTGGCATGACTACCGATCAGTTCGTTAATAAATATGTTTCTGGTTTTGACGCTGAGGAGAGCGCACTCTTAGCCAAACTCAAAGGGGCCGAGGCCAGCCCTTCCGCTAAGGCGGCTATTGAGGCGTCACTACAGGAGGTCCGGGAACAGCGCCGTGCGTTAGTGGAGGAGGCTACTTCCTTTATTGGCAATAATATGAATCCGGTTAGAGCAGGGGAGTTTATTGTACGTAATGAATTTCTTGATGGTGTATCCGCTAGATGGTCGTATAACAACTCATCTGAGAACTACATCGCTGATGATTATTACTTTAAGATGAGAGATCTTGATTTCAAGGAGAGAGAGTTCTCGTGGAGGCAGAAGTCAAAGGAGATAGATCAGAATCTTAAGCTTAGGGAAGTAATGTCCAAGGAAGCTGGTAATAGCTCTAATATCCCTACAGGTGTTATGATTGAGCTGGAAAAGGTTCAGCCTAATGTTACTCCTGAGAATATATTTGACAATCAATATATTCAGAATGAGAATAATATATCGACAGGTGAGAAGGATTTAATATCATCCATAAATCCTGTTGATCTACGAGGCATAGAGAACGATATACAAAACAATCCTTCTATATATCCTGGTGGTGTTAATAGCGAGAATATTATGGCATGGATCACTAATAATGGCGGTGCGTCAAGTTCTGTATTATCATCAACCCCAAATATGGTGAATAAATACGAGGCTCTTATGGCAGCGAATGATAATAGGAATAGGTATGGTAAGATCATGGATGAGGAAGTTGATTATCTTACAAATGCCTTTGATGTCGCTACGGAAAATATCCTTAATGATGCTGTAAGGGATCAGGACTATGTTACTGGAGGTATTGATACATATACTGACAATGGTATGGTTAATGCGAGGGATGTTGGTAAGAATGGAGCTATTATTGGAGGGAAAGAGTATTCACCAGAAGATGCTTTAAAGGTTTCCGCTATAGCTGGATTGATAAGCGAGAACATCAACTATGCGGATAGATCTATAGCTAATACGGAGCTGATGAGATCTTATATAAATTTGTTAAATAGATATTCAGGAGAAAATTTCACTCTGGAGGATATAAATGATATAGCTAAAACTTATAGTCGTGTAGACAATCCGGTAATGAATAGCGATAATGTCGATATGACTAGTAGGGATAAAATGATCAAGATCTTAGGTAAGAATATGTCTAGAGCTGACGGCCCTACGCTTAGAAGAGAATGGTCTTCATCTAATATAGGTCGTAATATAGCTAAGGCTATTCAGGATTCTAAAATGGTCTATGAAAGAAGATATGACGAGTTTGCTCCAAGATCATGGTCGTTCTCTAATTCTACCAATGCCTCTAAAGAAGATAGGCGTATGCATGCTAAATTAGAGAGTCTGCTTTTGTCAAGAGCTGGTTTCTTGAATAAGGATAAAGATAGCAGGCTTAATAATTACATATTGTATGCTCGTCCTACGGATAATCCCAATACATTTGATTTGGTAGCTATGGCTGGCGGAAAAAATATCGCTACGGTTCAAGTTACTAAAGAGGAATTAGATAGTATGGGGTATAGTTTGTACGAAAGGGAAAGGAATGTAAGATCTGAAGATTACGAATCTAAGATCATCCCTGTATCTTTTTCTGCCACGACCAATAGACCTTATCAGAAATGGGCGCAAGCTAATTCACTTGGCGCTTTCGCTACTATCGAGAATGCGGCTGAGGAGGCTTCTAGGATGGTTGATAAGTACAATATTCAGAACAATGAACTAGCTACATCCGAGCTTAATAAAAGAGCTATTAGGATTATTAATACGGTTTTAAGAAATTACAAATCGTATGATGTTAAAGCCAAGGGCTTTCCTGGAGGTGTTGAGGTTGGCGTCTATTTTCACGGGCAGGCTAGGACCGGGACACCTCTAAAGGTGTTGGAATATAATACTGATTATGCTGATAATATCATGAAGATTATAAATATGTGTCCTCAGATGTATCTTACCCAAGCCGTGGTTGAGGCTATCAATAAAGACGTTATTGTTAAGGGTAGAGATATTAATGAGCAGCACTCTGATCTTAGCAATATTCTTTCGGTGTTGGATAAAGAGACTATGGATAAAATAGATGGAAAAAATGAGCAATAATAATAACGATATAGGGAATGTGATGAAGAGTCAGGGATATTATGTCCCTACTCCATCAATTCCATCTCCCATGCCTTCTAAGGATAATATTTCTTCTATCCCTATACCTGTTGGCATGCGCGGTTCATCGGATATGGATAATGATGTTTTGTCTAGAGAGGGAAGCAGGAGTATTCCATCATTAGTAGAGGGTATAAAAAATTCCGTAGAAACATCTTATCATGATGATGTAAAAGCAAGGAATCCGCTTTTTCAGATGATAAACGAGACGGGTATTCCTAAGGGTAATTATGATATAACTGGAAGTAGGATCAACCTTCGTGATTCAAGGTATAGACTGTCAACAGGTGAATGGATTCCAAAATACGAGAGTTATATCAATAATGTGGATAATGATGATCGTCTATCGAGAAGTCAAAGTGGTTGGGAGAAAACTTATAGAGGATTAGGTAAGTTTATTTATAAGTCTGCTTTGTATGGAATAGGTGGAGTAGGTCAGTCTGTTTATGGATTAAAGGAGCTTGTCACAAAAGGGACGTTATCAGCTATGTATGATAACAGTTTTGCCAGATGGTTGGATGATATGGATAAGCGTGGTGATTATACGCTTAATCATTATTACAGTAAGGAGGAGCGAGATGCTGGATTTCTTAAAAGTATGTTTACAACCAATTTTTGGACAAATGATCTTTTATCAGGGGCTGCATTTACGGCTGGAGCCGTTTTGTCATCTTACGCCTTCGCCGGAGCTGGTCTTATGAATGCCGCTCGTATGGGGGCTAGGATAGGTGCTACGATTGCCGGTATGGGGAAGGCTGCTTCTGCTACAAAGACCGGGTTTAATGCTATGCTAAGAGCTGCCCGCATAGGACGAGGCATAGGTAAGGGGCTGGACAACCTGACCTTTATTGGTACGTCAACGCTTTGGGAGGCTTCGGTAGAGTCAAGGAGTGGATTGATGGAATCTGAGGAAAACTTCAAGCAGGCTTACAGAAACGCCTATGGCAGAGAAGCCTCATATGAGGAGCTTATGAGATTCAGGAATGATAATATAGATGCCGCCAATACTATATTTGCTGCTAATATCGGGATTCTTACGTTGTCTAACATAGCTATGTTTGGTGATATGTTCGGCATGGATCTTGGCGTGGATAAGTTCATAAAACGCAATATATTTGGCGTAGGCGCCGAGAGGATGGATAACGGGACATTGAGGGCCATAACGCCTAAGAAATGGCAGAAAATAGCCGGGAATACGTTCAATATCATCAAACGTCCGGTATCTGAGGGTCTGTATGAGGAAGGTTTTCAGGGAGTGGCTAGTAAATCCGCCGAGGATTGGGTAGAATCAAGATACAATCCTATGGCTATCCGGCAGAATATAGGCTATATGGAGGCTATAAAGAACGGGTTCAAGGAGACTTACGGATCTAATCAGGGATGGAAGGAAATCGGCATCGGTATGATTATCGGATCGGTTATGGGAGTAAAAACTATTGGTGGTATAAAGGAATGGAGCCAAGACATGTCCCGGAACAAGGGGATGGTGGAGGCCTACAACACCAATGCCGGCGCCTTGACTACCGCCGCTATCCGTGCTATTCGTGGCAGTATGGCTCTTAACGCTCAATTATCAGGCTTAAGTACGGATAATAACGCTGACGATATACCTAATTCTAGAATCATAGATAAGACTTTTAGTGATGCCGTATTCAACCGTCTTCGTTATGATCAGGAAATGGGGATGTTAGATGATACTAAGGAGAATTTCAAGACAGTCATCGAGTCTATACCTAATAGCGATATAGCCTCCGATATGAATATGACAGATGAGCAGGTAAATGAGTATAAGTCCAACCTTATCAGTGAGTTCAATAAGAAGGTTGATAATTTTACTATGGCCAGCAGATTTGCCGACTCCCTTACCGATGGTATATCCAATAGATCATTTAACACCTATATCTCCAACATGGCTTATAACGGTCTTGAGGCTAAGGATAACTTGGATGATATCGCTAATCAGTTAGGAAGGATATACAATACGGATATAGGACCTGCTTTAGATATATATTCTCGTCTTAATCCTGATTCGAGTAGGGATCTTGATAAACTCAGGAAGCTTACAGATGATATACAGAAAATGGAGAAGAATGTTTTGAGGCTTCAACAGAGTATCTCATCTAAGGAAGCTCTTGAGTCTGATAAGGTCAAGTTAGCCAAGGAGAATGATAGACTTCTTAAATTGACGGAGGATAGAATTGCTTTGGAGAGGAGATTAGCTACGTTAGTTAACTCAGAGACAGATATATCTAAGCTGTTATTAAACAGGAATGAATCAAGGATCAGTGCCGCCGATCTTATGGCAGCTTATGAGACTATAGTTGGTTTTGAGAATGCTGTATCTATCCGTGGGGTTGATAATTATAAAGAGGCTATGGCGTTACTTAGCGAGTATCGTCATAATCTTGTGGCTTATAAGAATATAAATGAGTCTCTTCGCCGTATGCGTGATAGGAGATTCATACGGTCGCAGGAACGTGGGTTCATGAAGGTCTTGTCAAACATATGGGGAAAGACTTATGAGGAGGATAATAGTAGATATGATTTCAGGAATACCGATGATCCTGATGCTAATTCCCTTTATGCCAATGATCAGGCCATAGATAAGGCTTATCAAGATGGTCTTATAGGAGAGGACGAGGCATTTATGTTCAAGACCTATAATCATATGATCGCCAGATCTATGGAGAATGATATCAAGGCTGATGAGGGCGGCATCGTTGAGAATGTACCTGATAATGAGGATATCATAAATCCTTCTGATGATAGAATCAATAATATAGCTATAAAGATATGGAACGGTAATGAGGATATCTTATCTCCTAGGGAGAGGCAGATATATGATAATAATAAGGATCGTATCAATGACCTTGTAAATGGGTTTGGCGATAATCCTATAGCTAGGCTTAATAAGATTAGGTCAATGATAGATAGGTTAAATACCAATGATAACGTCTTAAATAACATCAGGGATACTATTGATGATATCATAGATATGAACATTAATGGTCTTGATCAGGATCAGGTTAAGGGGGCTATACAGACTTACAATGATCTTATGAATGATATTGACAACGGGAATGAAGTTGATCAGGATAAACTTAATGAGGCTATTGATATTATCAATAACTATTCTGATGGGCCTCTTCTCCAGTTCGTGGAATGGATGAGGCTGTATGATAATGGGAGTATGGTTGTCAAGGATTACGATAAGTCTATACCTATGGGTGATGTTCTCACGGAGAGCGAACCCGGAACATCCACCGGTAGGACGGAGGCCAATGCCGCCCAGAATCCGGTAGTGTTGATGGCCCAGAAGAGGGAGATTGGCGGGGTTATGTATTATGAGGTTGGCGGAATGAGACTTGGCAGGTTTATGGATGGTCTTGGGCTTAAAAGATCTGATGCCACTGACACCGATAATGGGAGGGTGATGGATTTCACCAACGGGACCGACATATTTACTGTTATAGAGTCGAATAACCACTCAAGATGGATGATAAGCGAGGATGACGCTCAGGCTTTCGAGAACGCTACCGGTGTCATACTGGGGCGGCAGACCGCCTTATCGACCTCCAACTGGTTCATGGTGTATCGCAAGGGGCAGGATGGGTCTATTGTTCCTTATTATACGGGTGATACGTTTGGATCTAACAACGAGTCGGTTAATCAGGAAGCGGCGGCTAGCCTTCGCAAGGGTGGTACGGTAAGGTTTGTGATGGATATGTCAGATCCGTATACCAAGGAATTGTATGATAAATACAATAGCCTTTATGCCGTTGATCCTAATTCTGACGAGACCAATTCTGCCCGTAGTGATTTGGTTAATAATATGGTTATTAAGATCGTGGATGGTGACGGTAATTTTGTCTCGGTGCTAAAAGCCAATGATCCAGACTCAAAAGGGAGTAATGCTGATTTAAGGAGTATGGCCTTTGAGTTGTATAGGGATAATGTGGGATCTGTCGCTGGCGAGATTGATATACCGTTCGTAGGTACAGTTACCAGTGTTTTGCCGGGAAGACCTAATTTTAGCATAAGCGATGATAATGGTACGTTGATGGTATCCGAAAATGACTTTACCAACGAGACGGTTGGCAAGGTAGAGAGCGTAGGATATATAGAGAATGGGGAGGTTACGATGAGGGATGATATTAAGTATAATATATTTCCGTTCTGTACGGCTATCGTCAGGGACAAGTATGGTGACTATAAAGATTCACGTATCCCGGTCGTAGCTATAAAGACAGGAAATGGAAGAAATTATCTATATCCCGTAAGATTGAAAAATCAGGATATATCGTCATTTTCATCCATGATCGGATCGATGGCTGATAGGATTACGGAAGGTCTAGGCGGAGGCGTAAGTATTGATGATATAATGGATCTTAATAACGCTATAGCCAGATCCGGGTTGGATAATAAGACATATATGATTCCGTTGACGGGAGACGTGGATGTTATCAAGAAACGGCTAGGGGCTGTCAAGGAAGCGGCTAGTAAGATGCCTATGACTACTGACGTAAGAGGATGGATAGGCGATTCCAGGACTAAGGAGGATATTTTGATGAATGACGTTACGATTAATATTGATCTTAACAACGATCCTTTCATAGCTCCTAAGTTCAGGATGAGTATTAGGAGGGATGAGACATTCTTCGAGGAGACGGAGACCCCGTTCGTCAACCCGTCCGGTTCCCAATCGGAGTTCGCCTCGCCTACGAAGGCGGCCGAGGATAAGTCTTTGGTTTCCGACGGGAATGTCGTATCCGGAGAAAATGAGGCGGAAAATCCTTGCTAGATAAAATATCTTGACTTATCTTTGCGGCGTCAGTCCATCACCTGACGAGTAAGATATTTAAAAGTTGGTCCCTGTCGGGTGTGTGATGGCCCCGGTGGGGACTCTTTGTACCATGCAATTAGATTCTTTTTTACACCGTAAAATTATGCAAGACCTACGCATCCAGCGAGTGAAGGTCTTGATGATGTTATACACCAGTCATTATTTTGTCAATAACAGACAAAGGCAGCTGCTTGACCATACATATGCTTTAAGCAGAAGTCAGGCTTTCGATTATATGACGGAGTTCAATAAAAGACTTAGTGATAAAATAGGTATAGAATGTACGATGGATATTCTTCTGCCTACCGATGATGATAATGCTAATATCATAATCGAGTACAATGGTATCATCAAGAAGCTGATGAAGGAGGCCGAGAAGCTGGAACTTGACACTGACGCCATTAAGGAAATGATGCGTGATCTTCTTAATGAGTTGAAGGATGATATTGATCTTAATATCCTGATATTTGACGTAACCCAGTTACTTATAAAATACAATCTATTTAGGTTGGATGCCATAACAGAGCAGGAGTTCAAGAACTCTTTTGTCAGAATGGATAGCAGGAATATGGAGATAAAGAAACTAACTTTATCTGATATCAAGAAGGTGGTGATGATGATGGAGATCAGATATAATCGCTTTGTATGGTGAGAGAAGATAAATGAGAGTCATCGGTGGAGTAATATCTGCAATAATATATAAAACGTTAAACAATGTTTGAGTTTTATATATCCAGTTTACTGGCCGGGTATTAGCCTAAGTCTTGAAATAGAGGCTACGTTATTGGAGAATATATAGTTACCTACGGATGTTTATCCAAGTCCGTAGCTCTAAGGTAGGTGATTAAACAGGGATCGTATTTGGGTTCCAGTGTTGCCTATATAAAACCTTCAATAACATTGGCGATGGGTACTAACAGGGTTTTTACCCTGACTTATGTTGAATAAACATTTTATTGAATTATTGATTGTAAATGGTTTATGTACAGGACATAGATGGTAGACCCTTAATGCCAACAACGAGGCATGGTAAGGTTAGAAGATTGCTTAAATCAAAGAAAGCAACCGTGGTAAATCTTTGTCCTTTTACAATCAGGCTTTTGTATGATACAACCGGTTATAAGCAAGAGATTACGTTAGGCGTTGACACAGGCACAAAACATGTCGGTTTGTCGGCGACAACGAAAAGCAAGGAACTTTACGCAAGTGAAGTTATTCTAAGAAGTGATGTTGTTGATCTTCTATCAACAAGAAGGGAATTGAGGAAGATTAGAAGGTACAGATTGAGATATAGAAAGCCAAGATTCATGAATAGGATTAAATCAAAGAAGAGAGGATGGATCGCTCCATCAATCCGGCAGAAGATTGATTCTCATATTAGGATTATCGGTTTTGTATATTCTATACTACCTGTCTCAAAACTGATTATTGAGGTAGCCCAATTTGACACACAGAAGATCAAGAATCCAGAGATATCAGGTAAAGAGTATCAGGAAGGTGAACAATTAGGATTTTGGAATGTAAGGGAGTATGTCTTGGCAAGGGATGAGCATAAATGCCAACATTGTAAAGGAAAGTCAAAAGATCCTGTCCTTAATGTCCATCATATTGAGTCACGCAAGACTGGAGGAGATTCACCTTCTAATTTGATAACATTGTGTAAGACTTGCCATAAGGAGTTTCATAAAGGAAATATCAAATTGAAAGTAAACAGAGGTGAGTCGCTTCGTGACGCTGCGGTTATGGGTATCATGAAATGGGAGTTATACGATGAGTTAAAATCTTTGTATCCAAACGTAAAAATGACTTTCGGATACATAACAAAATATAATCGTATAAATCACGGGATTGAAAAATCCCATGTATCCGACGCTTTTGTGATTTCAAGGAATTTTGACTCCGAGAGACTTGGATATTATTACAAACGGAAATTAGTTCGTCGTCATAACAGACAAATTCATAAGATGAAAGCACCTAAAGGAGGCAATAAAAGGATGAATCAATCTCCTTTTAAGGTTTTCGGATTTAGATTGTTTGATAAGGTGATGTTTCAAGGTAAAGAACGCTTTATTTACGCAAGAAGGCTTCGTGGAATTTTTAATATCCGTGATATCAACGGAGAAAATAAGAAAGATATATCTTATAAGAAATTGGAATATGTCAGTCATGGATTGATTTCTATTGTAGCAGGTTGAGATTGTTAGGAGATAGGGGAGGGTATACGACTCCACCCCTATTCACAATCAATATGTTAATCAGATAAAGATATTTTAGCTAAACGATAAACTCCATTTTTTATAATTTAGGATTGAGTTTTTTTGTTTGTCCGTGAGGATCGGCAAAATGATTTGTACTTTTCAGTAGAAACATAAGGTTTGTTATTATTGTTATTTGGCTCCCGTCCGCTCGTGAGAGTAGGCGGGATTTTTATATCTTTGTGTCAAAACGATTTAGTAATGGGAAGATCTTGTTATGTTATAAAAAATAAGGAGGGTGGGGTAGATAATGTCCTTGCCCCTAACAACCAACCATCAGGGTTATACCAAAGGGCGATGGAGGTGTTGGGCGACCAGAAGCAGGCCTTATCGGTCTGGGGTACGGCCTACTCCCCTGACTTCGTGTCTTTCTTTGGCGATTGGATGTCCATGCCATCAGAATACGACTTAGATAGCAATGGGGAGCCTGGGTATGATGATGTCATGTCCTTTATCAAACAAAAGAATTATGCTGTGGGTAATTTCATGGCTGATGAGGTTAAGGATATCAATAACACCCTTACTTCCTTGGGCGTCGATAATATCAATGATCTTAATGATATGATCGTATCTAATTTCCTTTCCGGCGGTGATATATTCCTCAATAGGTACAATCTTGAGCGATCTGGGATGTATGACACCGATGAGATTGATAATATCATGACTAACCGATTGGAGTATGAGCGGGTAAGGGATATGATGAGGAGGATTGTCGATTTTATGTCTGACGGGGATCTTAATGAGAAGGATATGTATTTCCTGTCCTCCGAGTCGGACCTTGGTGATGATTATATGATATATGAGGATACATATGACTCGTTAGGAAAGAGAAGGGGCTTGAATCCAATAGAGGTAAGGGATACGATCATGAGGGCGGTAGGCGGTATCAGCGACCGCCGGGAGTTTGACCGGGCTTTCACCTCCGTCCCCTACCCTTCCTTGGCACTCCGGTATCAGGAGGATCAGGATTACGCCGATCGGATGTATGACACGTATCGTAATATGACCCGTATGGAGGTTCGGAGTCAGGACGGAAATACGATTACCGACTCGTACTTCAATAGTACCACACCGTATATCAGTATGCCTAAGGATATGAAGGGTCTAAGGGATAAGGTTGGGGAGATAATCGATATGGATGATTTTAAGGACATCAAGGACGTTTCCGGACGTCTGTATGATATAGCTATGGATCTTGCCGACATGGGCGTGGATATAAGCGAGGCGATCAGCGATGAGATGGTTATATCCAGACCGGAGGATATCCGTGATCTTATGGCGTCGCTGGATGTCATGTTATCTTCCATACAGGCTGGCAATTCGGTATACGATAGCTTTATCTCCGATCTTGATAGGATAACAGGAAAAGGGAATCCGATATACGAGGTTCAGGATACTAACCTTACCGGTGATAGGATGGTGTATGTAAGGTCCGGGAATACATCCCCTTCCGATATGTATGATAGGAGCATGTTGTATATTAGTAGGAATACGTACCATAACACGGCCCCGATAACCGACACCGATCAGGCCTATGAGATGTTGACCGATATCGGGATAGAGCGGGCCTCGTACTTGCCGGCTGGCGTGGTTCCTGCCGGGGCTTCTCGATCCGATATTGACGTGATCAAGGATAACATAAAGAAGCTAGTTATGTCCAACATCTCATCCTCGAATACTGAGAACATGATCCTTACCAGATTGATATACCAGCATCCCGTAACCCCTAAGATGGATGATGTCGATATTGATCGGGAGTTCAGGAGATACGAGGCTAGGCAGGGAAAGGATCGGGATTTTATCAAATCCTGTACATCGTTGAGGAAGATCCAGATCAAGGAAAGGTTAAAAAAATCGGATTTATATAATAATGTCTTACGTTTCCTTGATTTTAATGGATTTTATAATGTATCTTTGAACCACCATGACAGAGGTACGTTAAAAAACATAGAGATGTCGCTGCCGGAAGGTCAGGTAAGGGATCTTCTGTTTGACGTGGCTATCGAGTCCAGCGACAGCAGCATGAGGGATCTTTTCTATCTGGATAGACAGGACAGGATGATGGATGCCGGTTTTTATCGATATCTATACCAAAGGAATCCGGGCCTGCTCCGGGAGGTCAACGGCGGTGTCGAGGCGAGACCGGACGGCTTGTTCTTGGCTCGTGGAAGGTATGATGATTTCGTGTCTTTCCAATCTGGTCTATATGAGAAGGTGGGTGAGACGGTTAATGGCGGGATATATAGCTTCGTGGATAATTTTATATATTCGGACCCATCATCATATCAGGATAGTATGGTACGAAAGATAGGTGACGTTACGGTAAGAAGTGACGATAACCGTCTATCAAGGGTAGAGGATAATCCCTCATCCAGTAAGATAATTAATGAATACACTGCTAATACAAATAAATTAATGCGAGATTTTTCGTGTAACTAATCTCTCTTTGACGTCGTGAGACGTTTTCTTTCGAGCATTGAAACATTGAATTTATAGATTTGCATGAATCCGGGCCGTAGTGATACGTTCCGGATTTTTTTGTCTTGTACCGGTTCTTATTAATACCAATTGCATGACATGACGTGCCTTGATGGTGACATATATCACGATCCCAGGATTATTAATTTTTGAACTTTGTAACGCCCGCCATCAGGTGGGTTTATTATTAATTCAAAAATAAATAAACATGGGTACAAGTGGAGACAAAATCGTGCTGTTAGACGGCATGGGTTCCGGGAGCGGTAGCGCCGCTAACGGTTTATTATCTATGATTCCGGGTATGTTTACCAGCCTTTTGGGTGGAAATAAGATGGATCCGAATCTAGTCGCGGCGTTGATGAACGGCCGTAACAACCAAGACCAGTTCGGAGGAGCCAACGGCTGGTGGTTATGGATCATCGTCCTGTTCTGGTTGTGGGGCGGACGTGGCTTCGGAAATGGCTTTGGCAATGGCAATGAATGTTGCGCTAACGGTCTTCCGGCTCAATTGAACAACGACTATGGTCGTGAGTTACTGATGCAGGCTATCCAAGGTAACAGAAGCGCTATCGACCAGATCTCTAACGCCCTTAACTGTTCTACCTCTCAATTACAAAACGCTATCTGTAACGTACAAGGCGCTATTGATAAGGTGGCCGGTCAGGTAGGTATGACTTCTCAGGCCGTTATCAACGCCGTACAGCAACAAGGATGTGAGATCGGTAACCAGATTAGCGCATGTTGCTGCAACTTACAAAGCGCTATGGCTAGTGGATTTAACAACATCCAACATTCGTTAGACACCGTAGGATGTAATATCCAGAACGCTATCACCCGTCAGGGATATGAGAATCAGTTGGCTATTACCGGTCAGACGAACGTATTGCAGAACAACTTGACTAACGGCTTCAATAACGTTATTCAATCCAATCAAGCCCAGACGCAAGTGTTAGCCGCTAAGATAGATGCCCAAACGCAGATTATCAATGACAAGTTCTGTCAACTTGAGATGCGTGAGATGCAGAATACTATCCAACAGCTTCGTGAGGAGAAACAGGCTTTGGCTACTTCCGCCATCACCCAACAACAGACACAGAACATCGTTAGTCAGTTAGCCCCAAAGGCACCGATTCCGGCTTACGTTGTACAGAACCCGGGTTGCTGCTATACTCCTACCGTAAGGGTGGCTAACGAATGTGGATGCGCTTGCGGCACTACTAACGCCGTATTATAAGAAAGGGGGACAATATGGCTGATTTCAGAGGATATATGATCGGTTCATTCGCCTCCTCTCGTCTTGACAGGGGAGGCATCCCGGTAGTAGCCACTACTGGAAAGGTATCTGACGCTTCTGCGGCCGAACCTACGGTTGATTTTGGCATCAATCCGTGTCAGTGGAACTCACTACCTCCGGAAGGAATATTGTTATGGAAAGTCCGTCATCCGGTGACGGAGACAGAGGCTAGTTATCCCGCCACGATCGTTCTTCCGTCTGGCTTATCCACTACCACTCCTGTTACGGTATCCAACGCCGGGGTTATCGTCAACAAGACACCTATAGTGGATAAGGTTGGGGCACATATGACAGGGCAGGATATTACGACTCCCGTGGCTTCTAGTGATCCTATAGTAGGGGCCTACACCGAGCATCTTGTGTATTATAACAAATGCACCGGCGTGTTCAGGATGTTGGGTCATACGGCTACGGCGGCTACCGCCCCTAGCGCATGAATTTACTAAGAAAGAACAGGGAGGGTAACCTCCCTCCCATTTAAAAAGATCGTTATTATGTTTAAGGATTTAAAGAAAGGATATCAGGTTTATACGTTGGATACCTCAGGGGTTCCTAAATTCTTTATGGGTACGGTGGTTAACGTCTCGGAGCCTAGGTTCGCCCAGTCCCAGTTAGGTCAGTATCAGCAGTTGCAAGATCGGGTTATGGATCTTACTATAGAGGTGGACGGGAAGTCCATGACATACGTAGTTCCAGAGAACCAGAACGTGGCTATGGCCAACGGCATTACGCTAGCCTGCTCCGTGGATCCGATAATGAACCACCTGAACGCCATGAAACGAACCAGTACGGATATCGTGAATAGCGTGGATAAGAATAAGGAGATCATAGAGGCATGCGACAGTATCTTGGAGGATATCAATCCTACTTTTAAGCAGACTAAGGATCAAGACCGAAAGATTAAGAATCTTGAGGAGAAGGTCGATAGGATGGGGTCTTCTTTCGATGAGTTAAAAGAGTTGTTAATTAAAAAATTAGGTTAAGATGAGAGTTATAGATTTAGGCAACGGCCAAGAGGAATATGATGATGAGATCTACGACCGCAGAGGCGGTAGGGGACGCTCACGCCGCTCCGACGGCACTTATATGGGTTACGATGGTGGCGTATATGATCATTACGGTAAGGAACGTGACGGGATGATGGAGGAGCTTGAGCGCCGTGAGCGTGATCTCGAAAGACGCGAGAGGGAACTGGAGCGTAACGAGCGGGAGCTTGAGAAACGTCAAAGACATCATGAGCGGGAGGATGAGATGTACCGTAAGGGATGGTTTGGCGAGCGTGACATCCGTGACGAGTACGATGGTACGGAACCTTATATGCGTAGAGGTAGGAGAAGTCGTTACTACTGAGGAGCAGACGCTGATGACCCGGATTATAAGCGGTATATAGACACCCATGGATATCACTTTTCCAAGGAGTTGGCTAGGGAGGCCGCCGATAAGATGCTTAACGCCGACGGATCCAAGAGAAGATGGACGATGGAGGATGCTAAGCAGATGTTCGATAAATGCGGGGCCAAGAAACCTGATAACGCCACTTGGGGAGATGTCCAATATCTGTTCGCTATGTTCTATAGCGACTACTTTCCTAAGGTATTGGACTGCGACCAGAAAATAGTCAAGGCTGTCTTGGCTTATCTGGAAGACCCTGACGCCCCTGAAGGGGCGGCGTTTGTAAGGTATCTGGCGGTGCGGTGCTTCGTCGGTGACACAATCAAATGGAGTGAGATGATATGATTTGATACAACGTTGGAGAACCCTGTCGGCAATAGAATACCGATAGGGTTTCTTTTTGCCCGTAACTTTATTATGATTACATTTGTTCGAGGTAGATCTTTTGTTCATAGGTAGGGCGGGCGGGAATGAAAAAAGGATATCCTCACGGACACCCTTTCCCCTTGGTTGAAAATTACCTAAAAACCTTATGAGTTACTACTTTTTCGCAAATATAATTATTAAATCGCAAACAGCAATGGGTAAGGGGTATTACTGGATAGAACCTGTGGATCAAACGTTAAACGATTTCCAGTTTTATAAAGCACATATCGTGGGTGATCCTGAATATGACGATAAGCATCATCGTGTTATATTAAGGATGGATAAGTACTTCCCTGTAGGGAGTATCTTCCATGTCTTGAAAGACTCGGAGATGTTCGTTATAGAGAGGAAATTCAAGACATGGGGAAATAAGTATGTCATTAAGCCTTGCGAGGGTGAATGGGAATGGGGGTCTGTCCAGAAGCTGAAAGACAAGGCTATTATATTCCGTAGTGGATTCCTGCATGGTGACGGTAGCTTCTAACACTACCCGTATCTCCCCCCCCCTCGATTTCTTGGTATTTATGTATATAACTATAGGTGATTATATACCAGTTTGCACCGATATAACTTGACGCTTCGTAGCCCCAACTAATGTTGACGGCTCCACGTCCCCTACCCGGTTCACCACCGGTGAGATATCTTTTGTTTGGCCTATGAGATTAGTTTTCTCTAGGCCAAATTTCTTTATATTCCTAGCGGCAAGTAGATCCCGGTCATTTACGGCGCCACACTCAGGACAAACCCATTCACGGTCCGACAACCTAAGATCTCGATGTATGTACCCGCATTCGCACATCCTTGAACTGGGATCGAACCTCCCGATCCGAATCAGGTTCCGTCCGTACCAGTCCGACTTGTATTGCAGCATCCTGAAGAACTCGCTCCACGACACGCTAGCGATGCTATTGGCTAGGCGATGGTTTTTCATCATCCCGCTGATATTAAGATCCTCAATGACAATAGTTTGGTTCTCACGTACTATCTTAGAGGACACCTTGTGCAGGTAATCTTGACGTTGGTTATGGATCCGTTCATGTATGGATGCTACGGCTAATCTCGCCTTGTTACGTCTGGCGCTTCCCTTCTGCTTGCGAGCTAACCTTCTCTGCAATACCTTAAGTCTGACGGTACTGTTCTCCAGATGTTTCGGGTTCCGGTACACATCCCCGTTCGAGAGGACGGCGAAGTCCTTTATTCCTACATCGATTCCTACGGTCTTGTCGGGATCGATAACAGGTTTGGATGGTAGATCGGCGCCGTTATCAACGAGGATAGACACGAGGTACTTCCCTGTTGGGGTCTTGGATACCGTAACAGTTCCTATCTTGCCGTTGAAAGTCTGATTGGCGTAAAACCTTACCCATCCTAGCTTCGGTAGCTTAATCCTGCTGTTTTCAAGATCAACATGAACAGAGTTTATATTCTTGAATGACTGCCTATTCCTGTGCTTTGACTTGAATTTAGGGAAGCCGTTCTTTTCCCTGAAAAATCTGACAAAGGCTTGATCCATGTTCCGGATTGACTGCTGGAGACATTCATTAGATACGTCATAAAGAAAAGCCTTATCTTTCTTCAGTTCAGTCAACATCTTGCAAAGATCAACGGCAGAGATTGATTTTTTGTCACGCTGATAGGCTTCGATCCTTGTTTGCAAAGCCCAGTTATAGACATACCTGCAACAGCCGAAAGTCATTTCCATCAACCGGATTTGGCTTTTGGTGGGATTAAGTCTATATTTGTATGATCTCAGCATGATAAAATTGTTTTACGAGGCAAAGATACGTATTAAAGTAATACTATCTATATTTTACTTTATGTTTTAAAACATAGGTGGTGTAAAATGGTATATAATTAACTAGCTATATTTGAGCAAAAATAATTATGATATGGAAGATTTTCAAGGTAAATACAATGGCAAGCAGATAGAGCAGCTTTTGGATAAGGCTAATGATATTGATCTTTCCAAATACGCTCTTAAGACGGATAACGCTCCTACCGCCACAAAATTACAGGCAGCTAGGACTATAGTGCTGTCCGGGGCTGTTAGCGGTAGTGTCTCATCGGACTTTGGAAGTAATGTTACTATCTCCACGACATTGTCGAACTTCGACGCCTCTAAGATCACGTCCGGTACCATTGATATAGACAGGTTGCCTAAAGCAGCCTTAGAGAGAATGGTCGTGGTTGCTGATGATACGGCAAGGTTTAAACTTACTACAGCCACGGCTCAGGTCGGGGACACGGTTAAGGTAACGGCCACGAATAAGATGTATCTGGTCAAGGATGATAGTAAGTTGAATACCGAGGATGGTTACGAGCCTTATACGGCAAGTTCGGCGTCATCTGTGCCATGGTCTGGAGTGACCGGCAAACCTAGCACCTTCGCTCCACCTACGGCGGCGGCCTCCACCTTAGGTGGCGTAAAGGTAGGATACACGACTTCTGGCAAGAACTATAAGTTACAGGTTGACGCTTCTGGTAACGCTTTTGTTAATGTTCCATGGACAGATAATAATACGACCTATAATCAGGCCACGGCTGACACTTTAGGATTGGTTAAGATCGGTTATACCTCTAGTGGGAAGAACTATGCCGTATCCTTGGATGCTAATGGTAAGATGTATGTGAATGTCCCTTGGACTGACAATAACACGACTTACACCCAAGCCACGAGCGATAATCTGGGTCTTGTTAAGATCGGATACTCTGCCAATGGCAAGAACTATCCCGTTGTTCTTGACGGTAGCGGCAAGATGTACGTGAACGTTCCGTGGACGGACACCAACACCACATATTCCAATATGGGGGCGGCGACCTCCTCGGCTGCGGGAAAGGCCGGTTTGGTTCCCGCTCCTGCCGCTGGAACGCAAGGTAAGTATCTTCGTGGCGATGGAACGTGGCAGACACCTCCAAACGCCACATATAATAACATGGGTGGAGCTACGTCATCGGCGGCAGGAACATCCGGATTAGTTCCCGCTCCAGCTGCGGGTAAACAAGCCTCTTTTTTACGTGGTGATGGCACGTGGGTTGTCCCTACTAATACCACATACGCCAAGGCCAATACATCGACCCTTGGGCTGGTAATGATCGGATATGCGGAGAATGGCAAGAATTATCCGGTAGAGCTGGATAGTAGCGGAAAGATGTATGTTAATGTGCCTTGGACAGACACTAATACGACGTATGGTGTTGTAGGAGCTAACGGGTCTACAGGTCTGGTAAAGAACGGGAGTACGGTAACCAGCGCTTCTGGCTATACCGCCTGTCCTATTGTCAGTGGTGTCCCTTATTATAAAGACACTAATACCACTTACGCCAATATGAAGGCAGCTACGGCTTCAGCGGCTGGTGCTGCGGGATTGGTCCCGGCTCCCGCAGCGGGGAAACAGACGTCTTTTCTTCGTGGCGATGGAACATGGGTCGTGCCTACCAATACCACGTACGGGTTGGCCTCCACTTCCGCCAACGGCTTATTGAGACAGCTTAATGGTAGCACCTCTAATTTTATGCGTGGAGATGGTACATGGGCTACCCCTCCTAACACGACATATGCCGTGGCCAACGAATTCACTAATGGATTGATGGCGGCCGCCGATAAGAAGACCGTGAACAGGCTTATAGGAGTTAATACGGTCACGACATTAGCCAACCTGCCTATCACCAAGAGAAGTATCACGGCCACGCTATCAGCGGCTACCACCCTATCCGTGGCGTCAGGTATGCAGATAGGAGAGGAGCTGATGATCAGGTGTGTCCCGTCTGCGGCCTTTACTCAAGCCATACCAAATTCAGGAGCTTATGTAAGCATGAGTGGTACTTCTATAACCACTACAGCTAACAAGCCTTTCGAGATAAATATCTGGTGTTACGCTTCAGGCAAGTATAGCATCGCCGTTAAAGAACAAGATTAAAGAATAGATTATGGCATATACATATATAAACAGGGAAATATATCCCAATATGTTGGTTTTAGACGAACCTCTTGATGATAATTACGCTAAGGGTAATAGCTATGATGATTATATTAATGGCAATCCGATTCCATGGATAGAGCTGGGAGAGGAGCAATTGGCGTTCAAGGAAGCTAATCCTAAAGCCACGGTTAAGGAGATCATTGAAGCTAGGCTAGATGAGTCGAGGATTCTTAACGAGGAGAAATCGGCTAAATATGAGGAGCTGAGATCTTATGAGACTGAAAATCTCCATGAGTTTTTCTTGGATGATCAAGATATTTATATTCCTGAATATGACAGACGTAGCGCTTTGGCTGATGGGGCTATAGTCGGTAAGATAACGATTATGGGTCTGGAGTTCGATATGACGGAAGGCAAGATCTTGATCGGGATGATGGATAAGTACGATAACGATCTGACAACGGCGTTAGGGGACAAGCAAAAGCAGATCAGTATAGCCACTACCGTAGAACAGGTGAGAGCTGTCGATGTTCAGTCCGGCTATCCTGATAAGGTAAGTGTTACCACGGCGTACATCCAGCAACAGGCGAAGGAGAAGGACGCTTCTGATCCTCAAAAAGTAGCTGTCAGGTTCTCTAGGATGGTAGTTAATAATAAGGTCATATCTTTATCTTCTAACGAGAAATTGGATGTTAAGATCCTATTTCCTATATGGGGACAAGAAGGAGCGGATTTCGGGCTATCCGTGGATACCGGATTTTGTCTTAGGGTGGTTAAGGAGGATACGGATATCCTTTACGAGGTTATCCAGCCACATATATTATCGTCTGAATGGGAGCCTGGACTCAGTACGGCCTCCCTATATAAGGTTGTTGACAAGGAGCACGCCGGAACTATAGGTGATCCTATCCCTTATTTCCCTCCTATGGAGATATTTAAGGATAAATATTACATTCAGAACGCTGATGTGTATAAATGCACAAGGGATAGTGGAACTCCTCTTAGTCATAATCTAAAGGACTTGGTAGGGTTGTATGTTGAGGTTGTACAGAGCTAGTCGTATCTACCCCCCCCGTATTTGACGTGTAATTAAATATAGATTATTTTTGGCATAATAAAAAGACATTTTTTTAAATCATTTGAATATGGCATCACAAAAATTTGGTTTCGTAACCGTCGACCCGGTATCAGGATCAGGAGATCAGGCGGTTAATTTCTCCGGTGAGAAACACACCGGTCGTCTTCAACGCACTATCAACCTTACAGTCACCACGAACGGAGGGGCTAAGAAGGCGTTGGTAGTTAATCAGGCAGCGGCTGCTGAGGCGGTAAGATCAGACAGCCCTAACGCTTCCGTACAAAAGACAGGTGGTAATGTTACCATCACCGGTAAGTCTAACAGTACTAAGCTTACGTTCGCGGTCACGTCGGCTGAGGAGAACGGGCTTACGTTACAGCTCCCGGCTAACTACACGGCGGCTGGAAAGACTACGGCTAACGGAGCGGTTATCGCCGACGACCCCGGAGCCGCTGGCGAGTTCGTTTGGAGCATCACGATCTCGGACGTACCGGCCAACGTCACGATCGATGAACTGACAGCTACATTGAAGGTAACTGCCGCTGGTGGTCAGACAGCCAACGTGACGGTAACTCAAGCCGCTGGAGACTCTACTATCGAGCTTGACAAGGAGACTATTAACTTGGATGTAAATGGTGCTCAACAGACGGTTAACGTAACATCTAACGACAGCTGGACTTGGGCGCAAGCAGCCGCCAGAACCGTGTTGAGGATGATGAAACGATAACAGTTAGGAGGTAATGGTATCGAACCCCCAATTGGATAAATCCGGTTGGGGTTCATTTGTTTTACTATCTTTGCGATAGAACGAAAAAAAATGATATATATGGATAATGATTTGAATATTAATTGGAAGGACGGGGTAGGCGAGGTGACGGACCAGCACTTGACCGTCAGCCCCGGGTCCGGGACCGGTAACGCCGCTGTTTCTTTTGGCTCGGTAATGAACAAAGGTCTTGACCGTACCCTTGAGTTGGAGATAACAACCCCCAAAGGCGTTAAAAAGACGCTTGCGGTGAATCAGGAGGGATGTAGGCAAGCTTATATCACGAGCGACGGGAAACGGTGGCTGACTAGCGACAATCGGGTGTATGGGGTGTTGAAGAGTGACGCTCCGTGTCAGTGCAACGGTACTTGCCTTATTTCTTATGTCCGTCCTGATGGAAGCATAACGGACGCACCTTCCGATAATTGTATAGGCGTTGTCCTTAACGCTCAAGGTAAGAGATTTATGATTGAGAAATATGAGGATCTTAATGAAAGCTATGTAACAGCCGGAGCCGGGAAGGACAGCACTTCCATTTTTTATTGGGGTGGATATGGTACGGATCAGACCGGCATTACAAATTATGACAAAGTAGATGGAAGTGATATTAGAGGTTACCTAAAACCGGAGTCGGGTTCATACAATGGTACCCCTAACCTTTCGGCAAATATTACTGCCTGGACAAGCGGGGCTTTATCTGATTGGAATGGAAAATCCAATTCAGAGATATTAAAAGGGATAACTACCGGTGGTGGGTCTTATACTTCCTATGCGACAATTGGCCATGTACTTAAAACGTTCTTAGCTAGTGCTGACGCTAAAGGATATGATGATTGGTATATCCCATCATGCGCTCAACTTGCGTTAATATTTATGAACTTGATTAGCGTCAATAACGCATTATCGGCTATTGGTGGGCAACAACTCAGTCCATCCAAAGCCTATTGGGTTAGCTCAGAGTTTGACTCCAACAGCGGGCATCGCGTGTACTTCAAAGATGGCAGCGTGAACGGCAGCAGTAAGGGCAGCCGTTATAGTGTGCGGTTCATCAGGGACATTTAACCATGGAACTGCTTTGTTTTTACAAAATTTGTAATTACATTTGTGGCGCATGTCCATCACCATGCTTTTCATCGCTAATTTATTATAAAGGGATACAGGTCTGTGATGGGATCGGTATCCCTCTATTTTTTAATATGGAGAAGATAAATGTTTTCGATGTTCAGATTCCTGATGGAAGACAAATCCGTTGTATGTCGTATAATAAGGTTACTTATTTTGATCTTGACGATATATGTAAGTTATGTTTCAGTTCATACGATTTACATGATGTGGCTGATACCAAGGTTATGAGTGAGTTTCTGCACCGTGATGGTGATCGTTATTGGGTTACGGTAGATGGCGTAAGGCAGTTGTATCGTAGGATTGAGTGCAAGATGTGTTTTGAGGTTATAGAAAAATTAAAAAAATTATGAGAGAGCAGGAATTTGATTTCGTGGTATATCCGTTGAAGTTGATTATCACGGTAGGATTGGATTACGAGACGTTATGTAACCGTTTCGAGAACATGGAGCCGGATCATAAGGGAGAATGGGGTGATAAGGATGATATGGATAAGGAAGCGTCTTTCGTGAATCTGGTAAGGGATAGGGACGATGATGATAAATTCGCCATACTTTGGAATTTTTCAAGCGACGATGATATAATGATGAGAAATATATGTCATGAGTCGTTCCATATAGCCATGAGCGTGTGTCAGTTCTGTAATATGTCGCTTGGATTTAAGGTCGGGGAGGATGAACATGCGGCGTATATAGCCGGCTTCGCTGGTGATTGTGTTAGCGAGTTCATCAATAGCAAGAATACGGATTAAGTAATAAATTCTATAAGGAATATAAGAATATCAGCCTCCGCTTATTTGTGGGGGCTTTTTGTTTATCTTTGTCAAAAACATGAAGTTATGTCGAGTTGCGTAATTAAAAGAAATAGTAAGGGTAAGATAACCCGTGTCTTGACTCCCTCCGGTGAGGTATCTACCTTGTTCGATAAGATAGCGGGTATAGCTACCGTAAGTGACCTTAATAAGGCCGCAGAGGCTTATATGACTACGTATAATGATAAGTTTAGGTCTAAGTTCGGTGATTGGGTATCGAATGCCAGGTCTGGCGGGTTAAGAGACTCGTTAAGATTCCGTATCGTAGGTGAGATGGGTATGAGATTTGACGTTAAGGCGTTGAATGATCTTGACGATGCTAAGAGGCTTAAGAAGATCGGATTCAATGACCGGGATATATGGACATGGACTAAATGGTATGTCGGTCCTGATGGTAAATGGCGGTATGAAATTCCGGATACGGATATAGATCTATCATCCCGGTTCTTGGATAATGTCAAGAATTTCAAGGCTGGTGATAATGATCTGGATATGGATATCAAGACCGTTATCGGGGATAAGTATTACAATGATATGGTCAAGAGATATCCTTCATTCAAATCGCTTATGGTAAGAATAGAGGATCGTTCGGGAGATGATTATTTCGGGTATTATGATGGCGTTAATAACGATCTTATTATAAACGGATCGCATAAAGATATTAGATCTGATGAGGATATCAGATCTATCGTCATCCATGAGATCCAGCATTTCATTCAGCTCAATGAGTTTTTCGCCAGTGGCGGGAACGAGGATACGGTTAGCAAGACTGACGTCGATAAGATAAAGAAAGAACTTGAGCCTTATACTAGGATACCTATGTATGATCGTCAAATCGAGATTTACAAAAGATCGGTTGATAAGAAAAACGGGATGGTGTTGACTCCAGAATCTTTATCCAACTTATTAAGGATTGAGTATCTTAAGAACAGGATAGCCAGAGCCGAGAATCAGGCGTTAGCTAAATACCAGAGCCGTCCTGTTACCGGAGCGGCTTTGGCGAGATTAAAAAAAGATCTGGCATCCATCCCATCTGATGAGGTATATGAGAAATATAATGGCGACATACAACAGGCCTATAATGAAGCTATGGATTATGTCAATGATCTATCGACAAAAAGGGATGAGGCTATAAAGGCTCTTGATGAACTCGCCAAGCAAGAGGCTTATTATCGTATATACGGGGAGATAGAGGCTAGGAACACCGAGAATAGGGATAAGTTAGGTAAGTACGATATATTTCCGATGGACACGGAAGATAGATCTAAAAACGAGAGAATTGTGATGTTTAAACCTATTGTCATAAAATTCTCAAAAAACTTGTCCTCTAATATCAACATAGTCTCTAAGTCTATTATAGACAATGAGGTCGATAATAGCGATTATAGATCCATGATGTTAAGATCTAAAGGCTGGTATGATATGGATACCGATGCCGTGACAATAGTGTCCGATAATATAGAGAGCGAGGAGGATCTGGAAAGAACTGTCCTTCATGAGGTAGTGACTCATAAGGGCCTAAGGGGGCTTCTTGGAGACCGTTTCGATGATACGATGAGAAAGATATTCGATTCGATGGATGAGTCTGACCAGCGGTCTTATATGGAGCGGTATGGTGATCATGTCATAGCCGCAGAGGAGTTTATGGCTGATCTTGCCGAGACCGATCCTGATACCGGCTTATGGGATAAAATCATATCATTCATCCGTGACACCCTTCGTTCTATGGGTATTGATCTTAAGATGAACGATACGGATATGCGTACGCTTCTTACCAGATCAAAGGATAAGTTGTCGGAGGTGGACAGGGAGCTTGATATGCCGATGAATCAGATAAGCGGTCTCCTTACTTACGACAGCGGGGAGCCTAAGTTGTTCTTTAGATCGGATGACGGCAAGGTACATGACTCTTATGCCAACGCCATAAAAGGCTCGTCCGGCGGGCGGCTCGAGGCCGGGTTCTTGGCCGGCAGTGTCGAGGAGAGCGACGTCCCGTCCGGTACGGCTGACATCTCCTTTGGCTCTTCCTCCATAACCCTCAATAACAGTGAGTCATTTATCCCGGTCCTTGGTATTAGCTCAAACTCAGATATAAGTACTCGTGGAGGGTTTATTAATTACCTTATCAAGAAAGGTATGTTGAGTGGGGAACGTATAAGACTAGGGGATAGATATTATCTTACTGGAGCCGGCAATTCTGATGGTCTTAAGATCTATAACGCTATGAATGCCTTATCCAGCCTCAGGAATAGATTTGGAAGTCAATCCTCTGAGATGAACGTATTGGGTTCTATAGGTTTTGATACGGAGGTAAGTAATGATCTTGATCTTATCACTACGTCCGGGGAGAAGGTTACGGTAAGCAGACCGGAGATCAAGGGTATGTTAAGGCAAGGTAAGTTCGAGGGGCTTAATAATAAGTATGATGGATTCATGGAGCTAGCCTTGTCGTTGATGATGGAGGATAACGCTTTGTACGGGAGTAACGTCCGTGGGGTTATCGAGAATGAGAAGGCGGAAGATCTCCAGAATAGGACTGATATCACCAATATCTTATCCACGTTAGGCATCCGTGTGATGGGTATGTCTGAGTATATGGATAAGTATAAGATGCGTAATGGCGTGGATCCTTCGGCTAGGGCCTTGTCTGACATGGCTAATGGGGTTATCGCTTTGGCTGAGGGGGCTACGGTAGAGGATCTCAATGAGGAGGTGGCTCATTTCTTGATCGATACTTATCGTAACCAGCAGGAGATTGATGAGGTGCTGGATTCTGTTGTTGGTACGTCGTTATGGAATCAGTTCGCTGGTCGTTACTATGAGGTGTATGGGAAGGAATACCAAGGAGAGGAGTTGGATCGGATGGTGAAGCGGGAGATCCTAGGCAAGACGTTGGCCCAGCGGTTCGTGCCGGGCATGGAACAGGCGGTAGAGGATCTGGCCTCGTCTGAGGACGCCCAGCTCTCCTTGTTTGGCAGGATGGTACGAGCTATACGTAATTTCTTCTCTAGCCAAAGATCGGATTTAAATAAGGTACTTGATAGGATAAAGGAGTCGGCGTTAGCTGATGATCCAAGCGCCTTTGACGTGCTTCTGCTAAAGGATAGCAATCATCTCATGTATTCGTTATCGGACGTTGACGTGGCTAATAAGTTGATCAAGAACGGTAGGTCATTGGAAAGGCTATACACTAGATTGCAGAGGATGAGGTCAAGCCAAAGCCAGAGGATCGGTGAGAGTATCTCCCTTCTTCGTGATATAGGCGAGAAGGTGAGACGAGTCGGTGGTGAGCTTAATAAAAACAACAACCTGCTATCCACCAAGAGTGTCATAGCGACCGCCAAGGCTGAGGTGGAGTATTTGGTCACTGTTGCCAGTAGCTTGCGTAAGAGCGACAAGGGACTTGATTATGAGACGATACAGGTTATCGATAACGTGTACGGGGAGATAGTGCCTTTGATCAGGAATCTTCGTGGATTCGTCAATAATCAGGCGGCGGATTATTATGGCGTCAATAAGGTTGGTATGGTAGAGGATATGGATGATATATTACGTATGGCTGAGACATCCATGTCCGATATAAACGCCCTTCGAAGTGATCGTAATGAGGACTGGCTGGATGGACAGCTTCGGATGTTTAATATCCCGGAAAGATATTGGAATGGGATAAAGAAGTTGATAAATAACATCCATAAGGATATCAATGTCATGTCCCGATTCTTTGGCACACTGGAGCATAGTGGTAACGCTATCTTAGGCATGTTAGGGCAACGTCTTGCCAAGGCTTATAACGACGCTCATGTTGAGGGTGTGGCTAATATCAATAAGATGACTAAGATGATGAAAGAGCGTGGATGGGGGATAAAGGATAATGAGGATCTTATACAGAAGATAAACGGTAAGAACTCTGATTACCTTGACTCGTCCCGTGATTTCGCCAAATACGATTTACTGTATCGGACAGAGCAGGCGAAAGCTATTATTGATATATATGATCTTAAAAAGGTTACGGGTAAGACCGAGAAGCAACTTATCGACATGCTTTTATCTGATAAGGGGCTTAAGGTCAAGACTCGTGATGATATCGTAGGATATGATGGGGATAAGCCTATTACGAAGGCCGTGTATCATGTATTCAAACCTACCATCCAGAATTTTGATATCTCGGACATGACGTTCGAGGATCAGCAACGGTATCTGGATACGATAAATAGGTGGTTGGATGAGAACCAAGAGAAACCTATGGTGCAGGCTTATTACGATAAGATCGAGAAAGTTAATAAGAAGGTCGAGGAAAGACTGGGTCGTAGGGTATCGCAAGCCACGTCCGATTTCATGACCCGTATCCGTAGAAGCCGGTATGTGGCTATGGATAAGTTTATTAAGAACAAGAAGGTCGATTGGGACGCTTTCCAATCTGACCCTATAGCTTGGAGATCTTATCTGGATATCCTTCGTGATAGGGCTATAGCCAAGAGCGAGTGGTATTCCGACGGGACACCAAAGGAAGCGGGGTCCGAGGCGTTGAAGATGTCCGAGGAGATCAAGGCATGGGACGAGGCGTGGGCCGAGGAGTTCGGGAATACCAACGAGGGTCGTAAGGCTTCAGCCGAGTTTAAGGAGATACTGCGTGGGATAGAGCGGTCCGAGGGCGGTAAGGCAGCATTCGAGTTCCTGCTAGCCGGTGGTCATCTTGGCTTCTCCAAGGATATGTGGGGATCCGAGGAGGGTGATTATTACGAGAATCTGGTTGATAAGATCACGGAGCAATCTGTATCATCATCAAGGATAGAGAAGGTAGAGGAGGCGATGGCAACAATAAATGAGATTAACGATCAGTTAAGACCTTTGCTTATTCAGTACCGGGACAGTACCAGATATGGCGAGTATGATTTCGATCGTCTTCGTGGATCATCGTCATTAAGGAAGATAAACGAGCTATACGACCGTCTGGCCGAGGCCAAGAGTGTTATTAACGCCGCCGCTTCCGCTGAGGATATTGAGATGAATATGCCCGATACGGTGGAGAGTGGCGTTACAGATTCCTACCGTAATGCGTTAAGGGATGCCGTGACATACGACAAGGGAATGGATGAGATTAAATTCGCCAAGGAACATATGTCTGCCCGCTCCCGGAGTCAGGTAGATAGGATGGCCGCCAAGCTGTCACAGAAGAATCCATCATGGACATCCATGGAGACAACGTTCCTTAGAAAAAAATACGGTCCTGATTTCAGTGATAAGCTGGCTAATGATATAGCTATGGGTAAGGCTAATAGTATACTTATTGAGTATGCCAGAACCCGGCTATATCCTTATATGAGAAAATACTCTCCCAAAGGGTATTCTGATTTTGTCAGGAAGATAAATAACGGTACGTATAAGGTGTCGGATTTTTTTGATGCCATGGAAAGCGGTATATCAAAGGAAGAAAGCGTGTCCCGTTTCGGCTTCGATATTAATATGATTGATTTGTCGATCAACAACCAATGGTTAGATGAGGCTGATTTCGAGAGTTCCTTCCGGAATCCTAATTATAATCCCGATCTAGGTTATGGATATCATACGCCTAGATTTGATAAGTACAAGAATGAGGCTTTCTTCAAAAAATACGGTATTACCAAGGAAGGAGAGGAGGCCACGATCAACAAGGATAAGTGGGAGATGAGGAAGGAATTGCTTAACATAAGCCGTAAGGCTATGGAGGATTATGATGAGCGTTTCAGGAATATCTACCAGATACCACAGATATCCAAGGGCGGAGTGGAGAGGATGGTGCAGGCCGGGGTTGACCCGAAGGCGGCCATCGGAAACGCCGTACGTGACATCGTTGGCGAGAGGGTTGATGATCCCATACATGGTCAAGGACAAGACCTAGGAGGGCTTGATGAGAACGATAACAAATATCGCATGATCCCCAAGTACTATCTGAGCAAGCTAGAGAATGCCGATGACGTATCCCATGACTTCGCGTACTCCTATTCTATGCTATCCCTTCAGGCGGCATCTTATAAGTATAAGAGAGCTGCTTTGGATGATGTTATGGGATATAGGAATATGATGCTTGAGACACAATATGATGGGGGAAAGAATCCAGAAGCCACTCATGCCTACAGGATGTTTCAGGACTGGGTTAACGCCAGTATCTATGACGTTAGGATAAACAATAAGCGGACTGAATGGAATATAGGCAATTATAAGGTCGATCTTAATAAGCTGGCCCTTATGTTTACCAAATTTGTGTCCAAATCCAACTTAGGCTTCTCCCCGTTCGTGGCGGCTACCGGTGCCCTTACCGGGCAGGCCAACTTCCTTTTGGAAGGTATGGTAGGACAGTACATAAGCAAGGACTCCATGAAATACGCTTATGGAGAAGCCCAGAAGCAGTTAAGCACGTACGTGTCTGAGATCGGGGACATAAATCGTACCAATAAGTTATATGTTGTCGGTGAGGCCCTAGGTGTGTTTAATGTCCGCAACCGTGTACGATCGGCGGCATATAACAAGATCTGGAGAACCTTATTCCGGGATCTGCCATTTAAGATGATGGAGGTTTTGAACTCTCCTTTGGACCCGCAGGTTATTATCTCGGTAATGGATGACACTCGCCTGTATGAGGGTCAGTTCTGGTCATATTCTAATTTCAAGGAGATGATGATGAAGGACAGGAATATGTCCGCTAATGAGGCTAAACGTAATTGGGAGCGTTTAAGGGATTATTCCATATGGAACTTGGTAAATGTCAAGGACGGGAAGATCGTGGCTAAAAACGAGGCTAATAAGGATATTATAGACCGATACATACCTACATTGTCCAGCAGGGTCAGGAGTATGGTGCAGATATGCGACGGCGCCCTTAACGAACAGAACCGGGTGGGGGCTAGCCGGAACGCTATCCTTAACATGGTGCTCCCTCATCGTGGATGGTTTATACTTGCCATTCAACGGGCATACAAAAAAGCCGGGTTTAACTTCCAGACCAACCAGTTCGAGGAGGGATATATGAGAACGTTATGGAGATTCGCCGGAGATATCTATAATATGATGTCAGAAGGCAGGATGAAGGAAATACATGACGTGCTGAAAGAATATCATAGTCTTAATCCTTATGAGCAGACCAATATCAAGCGATCGCTTATCAATATGGCAGTATTCGCTACGATGATAGCCATAGGAAGGGCTTTGATGGGATATAGGGAGGATAATGAGGATAGCTGGTTCGGGCAGTTCATTACCTATATCGGGTTCAGGACGATCAATGAGATCGCTTCCCAGACATCCCCGTTCATGGAGCTTAACGCCATAGATATGCTGCAAGATCCGCTGGTTACGGCCCGGAAGTTAGGCGATCTCACCGATCCCCGGAACTGGGACCCGTTCGCTACTGTCCAGACCGGTGTGTACAAGGGCGAGAGTAAGTTGTGGAGACAGCTCATGAAGTTCTCGTTTGGTAAGCAATGGTATAATATCAAGACGGCTAGGGATATTAAGCAGACATCCGACTACTGGCTGATGACCAACGGCATGACGATGGGATTCTTTCTAGGTGGAAGAAATAAGGATGAGTCTGGGGAGGACGCTAATTGGTACTTTGATAGGGGAAGATAGCCGATATAGTATGACAAAAAAATAGCCAGTCGATTGCTTAAAACAATCAGATTGGCTATTTTTGTATTCCCACCTATCCATCCCGGACGGATGGGAATAGGTAATTATTTTATGAATACAAATGTAGATCTTTTTCATGATTCCACGAACAATAGTAATGGAATTTTGACGTCCGAATCCAACGAAATGGATTTAAATACATTAATACCGGTAGTAGATAATAATAATCATAAGGTTGTAGACGCCAGGCTTCTTCATGCGTTTCTTCAAATAAGAAGAGATTTTACATCATGGATAAAAGATCGTATATCAAAATACGGTTTTATTGAAAATCAGGACTTTGTATTGATAAAATATGATTATTTAGGTAACTTACTGAATGACAGACTCCCCCATTTTGGTGAGTCTGATACTCAGGTAGTTGCAAAGACTGATTACCTGCTATTGATGGATATGGCCAAAGAGCTATGTATGGTAGAGAATAATGATAAAGGGAAGAAAGCTAGAAGGTATTTTATCGAGAAAGAAAAAGAATTAAAGAAGTTGGAAAAGTCGAATAATGATCAAGTAAGTCATTTGCGTATTCCCGACTTTTCCAATCCAGCGGAAGCTGCAAGGGCATGGGCTGATGAGTATGAGGCCAAGGTGAAGGCCGAGAAGGAAGCTATGTTGGCACTAGAAGCCAAGAACAAGGTCGAGGAGGAAAAGAAGATTGTCCAAGCCGAATTAAATACGGCTATAGATACGATAAAGGAGAATGAACCGGTAATTGATATGTTTAAAAGGTCTATTCCAAGAGAAGGTGTCCTTATCCGTGAATCATCAAAATATTTTGAGCAATTTGGCTATTATATCGGGATTAAGAACATGTATCCGTTATTACAGGAATTAAAATATGTTTTTAGGAATGAGAGAGGTAGGATAGAGGCATATCAGTCCGCTCGTAATTCTGGATTAGTTACATATGGATCTGATCCTGGTGATGAATATTGGGAGGCTAAGGCCGTGACTGTTATGATAACATTAAAGGGATTTGTTAAACTGGAAGAATTGTCAAGAAAAAAAAGGAGCGTTTTTGAGAAATATGGTCGGTTCACGATATGATGCCCCTCACTGCGATTATTCTGATAAAGGCAAGGCTATTAGAGCGCTTACTGGCGATAATAGGTTCACTAAAGATATTGATTATAAAGTTTTTACCCAAAATGGTAAAAACCCTACTGAGGGAAGATCAACAATTGTATATACGATAACTGCATTTTGCGTGGAATGTTTGATAACAAGGAAAGAAAGATGAGTATAAATAAATAGTTATACCATTGATAATTAATGTAATCCAAAAATGGATTTACATAATAATAGAAGGATAGGCGATTATCATCCTATCCTTCTTATTTTCGTTATCGGTTATTATATTTATACACAAAATCATCCACATCCATATACTCACACCCGAAGTTTCCCGCCGTCTTCTTATCGGAGTCGGAGAACTGCCCTTCTTTCCCGGAAGCGTCCCCGATCATCATGATAGTATCGTATATGATCTTATTTTCCTCATCTACATTATCATTTATGAATTTGATATAATCCATATACTGGTCTATCATCCCCGTATTTGGTTTCCTATTGATGTTATCTTTATCATTGTTGTCGCAATAAAAGTTGTATACGGATATATTGGTATAATCCTCCAATGCGCTTGATATATAATCGAATTTATATTCAAACATCTCTTTGTCTACGAAGCCTTTTTCTATACCTCCCTGATTTGATATGATTAGTATATCATCAGGAGCGTAATTTTTGATAGCCTCAAATACGTAGAGTTTGATTTTCATATCCCATATACCTTTAGGGAATGTATCCCCTGACACTGTCTCAATCAGTGTCCCATCTAAATCTGTTATTAACAATTTACACTTTTTCATGATTCAAAATTTAAATGATATATAATTACCTTAGTTTATTTATATACTACTCGTCCCATCAGTCCTGATAGCTCTTTATCATCCTGCTCCTTTACCTCTACATAATAATATCCCTTGAAACAAAATTTCTTTTGATCGGGATCTGACAAGAACTTTTTATATTCCTCGAATCCTTCATCTGAAAGATGATAAGCCTTTCTTTTTTGCTGAAGTAATTCATCTGATTCTAATATCTGTTTTTTAGTAGCCATAATATCTGTTTTTTGGATGTGGTATAAATGATTAATCTTTAGGAATAAACCCAACAGCCTTTTCGGTAGAAGCTCTTTGTTTTATAAAACATTCAGCTTCTTCCCATGAGGTTGCCCATATTTCACCGGCATACTTTTTGCCATTGATTTGATACTCTGTTACAAATTTCTTTTCTTCTTTTTTCATGTTTGTAATTTTTAAAAGTTAATAAAACTAAGGTTTTAGACAATGAGGCATTATATCCATTTTACGAAGTTTATTATCTTCTGTTTATAAAATTCAATGTCCACATGAGGAAGTCCCTCGATGACGGATTTAAGAGATATAGGATCGTCCTCCCACTTCAAGTCCCTACCTGTTAATCTACGGATAGTACCTTTTGGGAGTACGATCGCCGAATTATGATCCTCGACGGAAAAATACTCATCGTCATGCGCCGATCTCTCATCCGTCCATATCTCTCCTTGCCGAGCGGGGGTGTTGTCAAGAATAATCTCATCACCATTCTTGTTCACAGCTAAAAATACTATTATTTGTTCTCCTATTTTCATAAATTATAATTTGTTTACCAATCTCCTCCATCATTACCTATTCCTGAGATTGTAGTTATAATATTATCTGGATTTGTACCTGCGTTAGGAAGCATCTCAGGTATAGGATTGTCTTCCCTATCACCATGCATCATGACGGTAAGAACCCCACTAGCGGAATACAACCAAAGACGTTTGCCGTCCTTCTCCCATTTCTTCGCTAATCTATTTAATGATTCAATCAGCTTACATTCTTCCGGGGTACATTCGATCCCTGCGTCAGTAAAATATTTTACTCCCATATTATTGATTTGTTTAATTTACGAGCCTCTGATAAGGCTCGTGTTAGTATATCCTTTTTTCTTATAATCTCCTTATATCTTTTGATATTCATTTTTATTATCTTCATAATAAGTTCTTTTGTTTTAATAACACCAACATCTTATTCCAATCAACATATCCTTTATCCGTGAGCGGAGTGCCGATATTCCTGTCATCTATATAATAATCACAATACAATTTTGGTGATGATGATACTGGCTCAGGATTGTAGTTCACCGAATACAGATTGATATGATTATATCTAAACCAGTCTACGGCATCCTGTAGATATTTACCATCTCTTACCGTATACAATATCAGAAGATTCTTATCGCCCAATTCCCTCAATACGCTAGCGGCTCCGATATTGTCTCCTACATAAGGGTATAAGTCTGTCACGCATGTCCCATCGAAATCTATTCCTATTATTTTCTTCATATTATATATCTTATAATAAATACTCTTCTATTTTCTTAGCCATATCAATAAGCATCTCACATCTAAGGTCGTTAAGATCCTTACAAAACCTCATCTCCTCCTCATGCTTTTCCTCCGGCGATCTGTTATCACTTATACTGTAGCATGGTGATGAGCATATCGGTATGGGCTTCATGGCATCTATGGCTAATTTGATAGCCTTTTCTTTGATATCGCTTATATTAATTTCTTTTTGCATCCAGATCATACCGCTATCATGGCAATCAGGAAAATCGACATGATCCGGGTCACGTATTAAACAGCTTCCCTCGTTATAAAAACAGCATCCTGTACAATGATCTTCTTTTATCTCCGGGACAGCCACGTATGTCATTCCTTTGTATATTCTAACTTCTCCTTTTCTTACCTTATTTATCTTATTCATCTTATCAGATTTTTATATCCTACACGTTTTAATTCCTCTTCAGTAGCTTTCTTCTTCGGGAACTTCCCGTGCCATTTACCGGGCACCACGACATCACGTCCGTCTGGGCTGGTAGCCAGCCTCCCGCATTCGCTGCACAGCCCCATGCCCTTGTACGGCTGTAGTTCCTTGGCATAGTCGAATTTGTCCACCATATACTCGTTTGTCAACATCCAGTAACTAGACGTAGCGGTATTATCAACGCAACCGCATTTAGCGCATACAAATAAGCTCATAGTAAATTATTTAATATCATTATCCTTCTTATCATCGTCAATCCTCTCCACCTTAATCGTCCCCATATCACCTGAAGGTAACGTGATATCACTATACACATTATTCCAGTCCTCGTCAATGGCCAACTGATGTAATATCGACCTATATATTTGGTAGGTGTTGCCGATAAGTCTCTTCCTATTTATCTTATCCTTACTGCCTCCATCGTACCCTATATGCTCAAAATCCTCAAGATCTGGGAACAACCTTCTTCTTATCGCTCGTGAGTTATTGACTATAAAGCTTCTTATCCCCAGCGATTCCGTCCTATCCATATCATCTATCAACGTATCTGTTGTATGCTGTAGATCCATGTCACCCGCCGCAAATCTACTGATGTCTTCCACGCATTGTGAGATCAACATCAGTTGCTCCCTTGTTAAGGTTATTTTGTAAAGTTGTTTATTGTTTATAACCATCTATTTGTTCTTTATATTAATTACTTCCATTTTATACTTCTCTGGATACTCTAGGCATGTGCATACTATTAAAATAGAATCATTCAACATGGTTACTTTATTACCCCTATCATCTACATAAACAGTTTTAGGATAATAATCAACATCTTCTTCTTTTTTATCTTTACATCCTATCATGATAAGAGATAGGATGATGATAATACCTATTTTAATCTTCATCATATTCTATGCTATTTATAATCTCTTTTATAACGTCCTTAATGCTAACATCATCATTAGATGATAATGATCTATGTATGCTTATCGCAGCTCCTTTAACTCCTAGTCTTATACCTAGACTCAAAAATTTTTTATTAATATCCAGCATGCTTAATGAGCTGAATAAAGTTCGTGATGCTGTATCTGCCATATCATTAGTCTCATCACCGGTAATTGACGATAGTCTACTTAAGGCTGATAAAAGATCCTTACCTGTTTTGCTTGTCACTGTTTTAGATGAATGATCCATCATCTTACTATCCTGTACCTTATTATTTTCAAATGGTATCATAATAAGATCTTTATTGATGCTCTTATCCCAGCATTCTATATAACGATTTGATTGACATTCATGCCCGTCATAAAAGAAGCACTCTTTGCATGGTTCTTCTTTATTGAAACTAGCTGATGCTATCAATACGGTATCATTATCATATATTACATCACCTATTCTCATATTTCATGTTATTAATTTTCTCGATAAAACTACTCATGTAATCACAATCCATATCACAATCCTTTAGATGCTTACACATCTTATCTCCGTCCCTTGACAAGAACGGGCATGTATCCCTATGGGAGATTATGACCAAGTCAATTATCTTATCAACGCGCATATCAATATCACTAAGCTATAGATCATCCATGCTATCAACACCCACATCGTTATACTCAAATATGTTTGTATGTTCCTTGGGATTTGATATATTTCCCTGAACGTCAGCATCATAAATATGAAAGTCTTTAGGTTCATAACTTGCTATATTTTTCTATATAGTTAACTATCAAATCTTTAACTCCTTTTGGTACATCTACCAGTTTGAGATTACCTTGGAATATGTCCTTGCCGTACTCATCCATAATCTCTCCGAATGAAGGATTCATGACTCTTGTTGACATAGATATCGGTTGATCAGTGTCAAATTTGATAACGATCTTCTTTCCGCCATTTATCGCCTTTTTAAAAGCCACGTAAAGCTTTCGACCTTTTATTATATCACAATTCCCTTTCAGGATATTAGACATATGTATGACATATTCTTTCTTCGCATCTCCGGGGTTGTCCATAAGCTTAAGATCTCCTCCGGTATCTCTCCATTTCCTGAAGCACGGGAAACATAGACCGTAATTTGCCTTGGCGTGTCTAGGTATCATCCTGCTGCTGCCGGCTGGGATCGTATCGCCACAGCAGATACACGTCCTATCCTTGTTGGTGCGCATCGGCACATAGCTCTTTATCGGGTATTCTTTTCTTTTATACATCTTCTTCTGTTTTCAAAATTATCATCACCATACTCATAATTAGGACAAGCTTTGTTGCTTGGTCGTCTAACATAAGTCTTTTGCTTCCTGTTATATTTACTGTTAGGGTTTATATAATGGTCACACACTTGCCAAATAGAGCAACATACTTTCCCGTATCTTTTCGCCCAATCATTATCATGCAGATGTACGCATGTAGAGCAAGTCGGATTCTTAAGCTTATCCTTGTTATCATCTATGATCTTATTGACCCGATCAAGAATAACATGCATTTTTTCAATATTTATGACGTTAAACGCGTCTGGTTTCGGAAGATATGTCATCGAGCTTATATCTATGTCCATTTCCTTGGATTTGTTGTAAGCCGATTTGTATTTCCTTACCATCAAATCTTTTAACTGATTTACCTTCTTCTCATATGTTCCCATGTCTCATTCGGTTTTCCATCCCTGTTTCCTTAATAAATCCACCATCATCCCTTTTATCTTAGGGCTAATGGCTTCGGTAAGTATATCAGCGGCCAAATTGATAGAGAAGCTGGTCATCCTAGACTCCCCTATATATTTCTCGCTGGTAACTTCTTTCACATAGTCGTGAATATCCTTAATCATCTCATTTTGAGATCTTAGGAGATCCAGTATCTCATCGAGTTTATCATCCATCTTTTTTCTCAAATACACCTGACAATAACCAGACAATCACTATCAAAAAGAAAAATAACCCAAGAGCCTCATCCGGGTAATCATGTATGGCCTCTAGAACATCTCTCATAGCTTGACATCCATTTTGTTGATTATCTTATAAAATATATCCCTAGTCAGCTCAATATCATAAGTAGCGTCATGGAGTTTATTCTCATCAATCTCAATACCCATAGTCTTAGCCACGGTCATCAACTTAAAGTTCTCCATATCGTTTCTTACGCCCATAAGGAATGGTGTCACCATAACATATACATCCATACAGTTAGGATAGAACCATGATCCGAAATACTTATCCCCACATTGCTGGAATAAAGCCCGTAGGAAGCTGTTATCGAATCCAGCGTTGTTATACCCCACTAAATACATTTTATCCCTCTTATCGAACTTATTCACGTATTTGGATAATATACCAACTAACTGCCTGTATCCGTCTTCCATAGGCTGATAAGACTGCACTTGCTCCAAGGTAACGCCGGCCACGTCCAGCGCCTCCTGCTCTATCGTGGCGGCAGGGTTCGGGGCTAGGCGGATGTCGAACCTCTCTGCCTCCTGCCCGTCGATATCCACGATCCCTCCTATTTGGTGTATCCCGTTTCTCCAGAACTTAACACCGGTTGTCTCTAAATCGAAAAATAGTAATTTCATATCTATTGATTTTTAAAATGTTCCTTAACCTTCTCCAATGCCTAAACAATTAAACGCTAACCATCCACTTACAACTCCCATCGCAAAAATAAACAAAACCATAAGTGAGAACAGCGTCCAATCTTTTGTATTTAGTTTATTGCTCTCCTTCTTTGCTTTTATTTTTTCAAGAATATTCTTGTCAACATTGAAATCGAAATCAAATGTCGTATTATTAGCTATCTTCCCATCAATGTCTTTGTTATTAATAAATATCTGTCTCTTAACACTCATATCCCTAATATTTCTGCTACATAAACAAATCCATAACATATATAATTATCATCGTCATGCTCACCATAATCTTCATGCCAGATAACAGCGCATGGGAAATAGAGTGGCATATCCTCAGCCATAGGCTCCTCTCTAAAGTCATCAATGTTTATCTTCTCCCTCCACCTCCACAGGTCTTGGATATTGTTTAAAATCAACTTGTTCATAACAATCTGGTTTTTAATACTGATACAAAGATAGGATTTAAACAAAAATAAAAGCATGAATAATATTAAAATAATATTAATCATGCTTAAATATAAATATATCCCTTCTAATTCTCACGGATATACGTATTCGTACTCATCTGGAGGAGATGTCTTATATTCAACATCGCACTCCATATTGGTGTAATAGTTATCCCCCTTTCTGTATACCAACGCTACCTTGCAGTCGTATTCCAAACTGTATCCTATAAGAGGGACATTAGCCATAGGCGGATTATCCTCTGTTTTGTATCTTATTCTTGTTACTTGTTTCATATTTTCATGGATATAAATATTCATATTCTTCCGGTGGATATGTTTCAAATTCAGCATCATACTTCATGCAGGTGTAGTACTTATCCCCTCTCCTATACATTGTTTCCCACGGACAGCTATATTTTTTGTTGTATCCTAAAAGAGGAACCCCTTCTATAGGAGGCTTATCTTTCGTTTTGTACCTTAATTTTGTTATTTGCTTTATGCTCATATAATCTTATGTTTAAGTAATTCCATCATCATCGAAAACAATGTGTCTACAAGAAGTTTCTCGCTACTCCAATATATAGGGATCTCGTCTATATCTCTATACGCTACAGACCATGCATGTTTTAGCTTATAACATTCTAATGTACAACCCTCTATCTCATATGGGATCAAATTCAGCAACGTGCCTACATCCCAAACAGGGTTGGATATATCCGGGGTAACGGCCTCGATCAACCCTATACGACCAGCGTCATCCTCCATAGAATGCAATGAGTCAAGGTACTTGTCTCTGAAGCCGATGGCGGTGGAGATAGGGAGGCCGGCCTCAACCAGCACTCTCCCCTGTTCTTTTGTGGTAAAAATCCGTTCCTTCATGGTTTTTGCTTTTTCGGTGACATATCATCCAGTTTCTTTATTCCCATCAATATCGGGATACTATCATGCATACCATCCATCATCTTCCTTTCTACCGTAACGATCGTATCATTATGCCATCCCCCATGAGCCACAAGAAGAATCTCCTGCTGCTCGAAGCCAAGCCCTACCCCTATACCGCCGGAGTTCCACGCGCAGGTAATGACCACCCCGCCCTTCTTGGTGATCCTAGCTATCTCATTCTTCTGCCTAGCCCAATAACTAGATTGTGTTGTTTGCATATCAACAGCACCTCCAAGTCTTTTATACGACTCGGATACCTGTCTCGTGGAATATGGTGGATCATATAGTACCATATCAGCTATATTATCCTTAAGACCACACAGGAAGTCCGTGGCGTCCTTATGATGCATAGCCTTAGTCTCAGGATCAAGATCGTTGGTGATCGTCCCTATATCGCTGTTTCTGGCGAATGGATCCACTATAACCATACCCTCTTCTCGATATTTGTCTATAAGTTCCCTTATCGGTCTTATGCTGAATGTCTCTTTATTCGGCATCGACCATGTCTTGTTTATAATCATATCGTTGTAATAGTGTTTTAAATTCTACCTACACTCTATGCCTTTTAGCAAATGGGCTATCACATCCACCGTCCATCCGTTACCTGTTAAAGACATGGCCGTATTCGGGGCTATCCCATCAAGGTAATCATCCGGCAATGTCTGTAGCCTACACATCTCCACAGGAGTAAGGTATCTGAACTTATCTTTCAGGTCAAAGGCATTAGGATATCTTCCGGGAGGCAACGATGAGATCACGTTATCTTTCATGACTGTTGTAAGGCAATTACTTTTCTTGATGGGAGTGGTATTCTTATCTTTTCTTATCTCCAAACATTGCGTTATTTTTATGTCCATGTCACAATCCTTTCGATACCCGTCCTCTCCTATCCTTCTACCGACAATGGATCCTATATATCTTCCTCTTATGGCTCCCGGATTCCAGTCCTTGTCATGCTCTAAAATATCATCCAATGATATGTGCTTGTCTTTCGGTATTTCTACCGACCAATTACACCAATAAAGACGATGCCGGGTCTGTGCCGAGACCAAGGCGCTATCGATCTCCAACGGCTCCACGCCCAGCTCCTCCGTTATCACTCGGCGATGCTCGTCCCGCATCCGGACGTTCTCGCCCAAGAACAGGATCTTTCCTTTGGTCTCCTTCCTTAAATGCCTTACGATGTCCGAAAAGCAGAAGAAAAGCCTTCCACGAGCGTCCATGAATCCTTTACCCTTACCTGAGCTAGAGAAACTCTGGCAACAAAATCCTCCCATGACCAGATCTATGTCTTTCCAAGGGATATCCCATGTTCTCCAGTTATTGACATCCCCTAACTGGATGATATTCGGAAAATGTTTTTGACTTACCTTTATGCATGTCTTGTCTATCTCCGAGGCGTAATAAGCATCTATAGGTATGCCGGCCCTCCGTAACGCTAGATATCCACATGATATCCCATCAAATAATGATAATATATTCATGACCTGAAAATTTCCCTTTCGGCTATCTGCATGATAGATTTATGTATACCCGGCAAGACATCAACCAATTTAATGCCAAAATTTTCTCCCCTCTTAACGAACGTCCATTTACCATATATGATTCCATGTATCATATTCTGTATTACTTCCTTGCTGTCTGTCAAGAATACTTGGTAATAGACACTTTTGGTATAATCAAAATCTTCCCCATGATCATTTGCCGGTCTTAATATCATTACAGCCGAAGAGCATCCACGAACGAATCCGTGTATCTCAAGGCATTCCTCGAACTCATAATTATCACGTTCCTCGTCATGATCATCTTTAACCCACTTACATGGTTTCCCATCTTTAAATGGGATTCTTAACTGTTTCTTTGTCATAATTGTTTTTTATATTAATTGTGATATTACTCTAATAGCATAGAAGGAAACGCCCTTTCTCTCATCATTTGGATAAAACTCATTCCCGTTATAAGTCACCAACCATGCTTTCTCATAATTATATTGAGTGCTAGTCCAATAACTTGTAGCGCCTTTGCCTATATCTAATCCATCGATAAGAGACATGCATCTGTTAATCTCATCTAAATTATTTATGATCTCCATCCATTCTCCCACTGATGCCAGATATCCCATTTGCCCGTTCTTGAATTGAGTAACAGTGCATTCATAAGCGGCACTAGCATGCGTATATTCCGCGATACTTTGTGTGTTTTGAAATCCATTAAAATCTTTTTTTGCTTCATTACTTGATGTTATTGTAGTCACTCCTTGGATCAATCCAGTCGTATTAGACCAGCTTCGATTCTTAAGCTCAATACCTGAAATAACGAAGCTGCTGTTGTCGCTTATCAACGCCACTCCTACGGCGTCGTTTCTCCACGAATAATTCCATTTATCACTAGTATATAACTTGCCATTGGTGTGTAAGATATATATACCGTTTGAAACGGTTTGACCGCCTATCATCCTTCTTCTCATATTCTTCTACCTTGCTAATGTATGTTTATAATTCTAAGTTTATCATATTCTTCAGTAAGAATCCCATGATCAAACAATTTGCTAGCGTCTATTTCAAAGTCCCTATATTTGTCAGTTATATTGATATCAGCCCACATGTTCAATCTCCCCTTATCATCCAACTGCATATGGATAAAGCCTTTTGTCACCTTCTTTCCGGCTTTAAGAGCCTCTACGTCTTTATCGGTAATCTTTTTCATGCTTTCAACATTTTATCGATACAATTAAATTCATCTTTCATCCTGATCTTTATGCCCCCATATGATAATTCCTTATGAGCTGTGACAAAATAATCAACCGCATCTTCATCTAATAAACTATGCGGACACCTTTCCCATACAGGACTTTGATCTAGATGATCCCATGTAGCTACAAGTAACTTATTCTTGTCATTATCAATGGCTATTTTATATGTCCCTATAGTGGCCTTACGTTTAATGATCGCTCCATTTAACATCTGCTTCTTAGCCCAGCTCCATGAACCTCTCAGCCCAAATGTTCTTATAACCCAGTCATTTATCTTCTTCATTTCAAGTTATTTGTTAAAATAGTAATATAAATATAAATACATAAATTGGATAGGGCTATTCACCATACCCTTATCATTAGGCTCGTCATACTTGTCAAGCCAAAGACGAAGCGCTTCCCAATCGATATCCTTATGGTCACAGACCATGCAGGCTAGGTTAGCCCCGAACAGATCCCCTCCGCCACGTAAAGACTCGTTAAATCTCTTGGCTAGCCTTTTCTTGAATCCTTTATTGTACCAAATACCGGAGGTAGCGGCATAACAGTAATAAGCGTTGTATTTCATTTTCACACCCATCTTCTCAAATAAAGGCGTATGCCATATCCGGTCAAGGAAGAATACTATTCCACGATAGATAAAGGTTCGCAGGTTCTTTCTGTATCTTTTCCCCATGAAGTTATCCACACAAGATATAGTTCCGCCTGAATAGTACCAGTTATTGGCGCCTCTCTTAACCTTATCCGTCATCTTGAACTTATTTTTCCTATCCTCTACCCTATCCCAAGGCTTTAATTTATCCTCGTTAAATGTCGGGCAATAATGATAGTAATGATTGATCCATGAAAGGTATGGGTTGTATATCGTATATCCATTATCACTTACATATGAGTTTATCTCATACCCAAGCTTCTTAGCTAATGGCGATCCCTCATCAGCTAATACCTTCAATATCGGGTTCAAGTTCCATATCTGGTCTTGGCTGACGAACATCGAATAACAAGGATCCTCATCCTCGCCATACCATCCTCCCATGCCGCTTACGATCTTATCCAGATCAAGAGCATAATCTTTACCCCTAGAGAAATCATCCCTTATGAAGAAACCTTTGTAAGTAGGCATATCCTGCACTCCTGGTTGATCCTTAAATATCTCTTTAGCTCCTTCTACTAGTCTTTCCAGTGTCTGTAAGACAAAGAATATCTCTAGAGGATTATAGTCATGCCCATACACCTTATTGTGTATCCGAAGATATTGAAGAAGCTCGGCTATATTAATAGTCCCGTCCTCCACATATCCCGTATTGTTATCGAAGTTTATTTTGGCCAGAGGGATGTTACTCCCCGGCGGTTGATCTATGTCGTTATAACAATGAACAAACCGGTCGAAGAACAGATCCTTCCAGCCAAGATATTTATCCTCAATCGTCATGAGCTTATTTTTTATCGTACATAGACATGATGTTGATAAGATCAGCCTTTCTAGTCATCCCTTCAAGCTTCTCGAAACCATCCATATTATCACCGCTGACGATGATAGTAGGGTATACCTCAATACCGTACTTGGATATCTCCTCCCCCGTGGCTTTGTTCTCCGGGATCTGGTTTAACGTGACCTCACCCTCATACTCCTGTAACGTGTTGGCGATAATATATCGCATGTAGTCGCTGTATTCAGCGTCTTTCTTCGTGAAAAAATCGATTCTTACCATTTTAAACAGTTTTTAATCTATTAATAATTAAATCCGCTGTAAATATAGCGTTATCTATCTCATCCATACCTATTTTCCTCCCATCAAAATCGTTAGATAATAAATCCTTCACGATCTGATATCTTCTCAACTCCCAATCTATGTCTATATCAAAACTAAGATGCCTTACACAATCATAACTCATTTCTTTTTTATTCTTGTATAGGTACCTAGTTACCGGGAATGGAGTATCATCATAAATAGTACGCCTGATTACATTAACGTATTTACCGGTTCTTTTATCGATAGCCATCAATATCTCATCTGCTATTCTTTCTCCTGACTTTTCCATCCTATAAGCCCTTTGTTATGTTTATCGTAATATAATAACGCTATGGCATTCCATGCTACTTGAGCAAGATGCATACACCCTGTATCCGAATCAAATCTCTCTCCTTTTGCATAAGCGACTAAGTGTCGCATGGTTGCGGCAAAATACCTATTGAATCCATCAGGTATATCTTGCCATGAGTTATCAGCATACTTCTTGGCACCTTCTGTATATACCCTCACGATGTCTTCTATCTCAGCCAAAGGAAGGAGATCCCACCGGAGTTTGCCGTCGGCCCGGTCATTCTTGCCGCTGCCGTCCTTTCCGACGAACGGCGTATCTGTCGCTTCCCCCTCATTTGTATTACATAAACCCTCGCCGATAGAGCTATAATCCGTAAGCTTATCAACCTCTTCCTCATCAATAAGCCTTAATTTAATAGCCCTGTTTAATGATACAACCATTTCCTCGTCAACCCAAGTATATTTATATGATGCTTTAAATAATGGGACTAATTTCATTAGACCTGTACGATCAGCAGTTTCAAGTACCTCAAACACATCGCCATCATAGACCACCTTTTGATACTTATAAAATTCCTCCTTCATTTTAAACTCCTTTTTGTTTTATTATTATTACTGGATCATCATTAAATGGGGATAATATCCCAATATGCAACAATATATTGCGCTCATCGCCCTCATTTTTATCGGCTTCAATAGCATTGATATTTAATTTGTTACTAGATATAATGTTACTATCTATATTAGGATCATTTTTGATTATAGCCCATCCTTTTATAATAGGCTCATGATTCATTAACTTAGCGACATCTTCTTCCACCAACCAATATTCCTCAAAAACAATATCCGGATATTTGGCCTTTATTTCCTCGTAAGTATCATACCATGTCATATTTTCGTGTTTTAGATTAATAAAACTCACTAAGATCCCTGCATTCTGGCGTCTCGCCTGTCATAGAGTAAAGCTCACCAGATGATAGATATACGCAATGCGAGGTCTTCCCGTCCCTCCACTCGCTTTGCTTCGTAATTCCGCAAATAGCGCAGCGTTGGATCCCCGGTCCCGCCTTTACCCACGAGTGCCGTACGTTTTTCTTTCTTGTCCTGTTGGTGTCGTCAAGTTTCCTCATATTAATCCTCCAAAGTCATTATAATCTTATCTTTCCCGATAATAACCTCATTCCTGCTCCTTACATCAAAGCATTTTCCTTCATCTGCCTCCTTGAAATAAAGAGCACCATTGTACTCGAACAAACCGAAGCCGTAATCGTCTAGCTTCATTTTGCTAAGTTTTTTGAACTTATATACGTTTTTCATATCCTCCATATTTTCTTTATCCATATAAAACATCGATGCCCCCATTGACATTACCCCTACAACTGCCATAATTAGTCCCTCGTAGAACATGCTGCAATGTAGTTTATTCCAACCCTTCATTATTACAATTATGGATAATATGATTATCGCCACAATAAACAATATCCATATCATATCACATCTCCTTACTTTTTAAGAACTCCATCATATCCTCCACGCTAAGCTGGAAGCCGGCAGCCGCCTTATGGCCTCCTCCACCGGGGTTGGCCTTGCGTGCCAGCGCCGAGACATCCACCTCCTCCTTGGTGGTATAGAACGAGCATCTGAAGAATCTGCCGTTCCAGCAAAATGGCATCATCAAATCATGTTTTCTAGGATCGTACATAGACTCGAATGTGGTGGAGTTAAACTCCGTAGTATTCATACATATCGACTTGTATCCAAATATATCTGCCTCGAATGAGAACATCTTCATCTCTCCTCTGTTTTTCTCAACGATATACTCCAGTATCGCCTCCCCGTTCCTTATCATGTCATATATGAAGTCATGATCGCCATCCATGACCTTTGCCGCCATATCCACGTCAAGACCACAATATCCTCTCATCCCATATTGGAATGAAAGAACGTCACTCCACTCGAACCGGTCGTGATCCCATACATCATAAGCACTCAATAATTCTACCACATTAGGAGTTTTGATGTCATCGAAAAGATATTCCCACGTAAGCTCACAGGTCGCCGTCCCTATACGCCTCTTGCCCTTTACCTCGTAATCCCTCATATCGTCTATGGCTGTCTTATGATGGTCTATCCATATGACATCTGTACCTTTATCCTTCCACTCATCGAAAAGGAATCTTGTTCTGTTTCCAAATGACACGTCAACTACAAATACCTTATCATATTTATTCACGTCAGGTATTTCCTTGCCGTAATTGTAAGGAAGAAGATCAATGTCCCCTTTGAAATACTTTTTCACTATAGCCGCTGACATTACTCCGTCAAGATCAGCCTCATGATATATACACCCAATCATAATAATTTTTTTATTTGTTTCAATTCATATTCTATCACACTGATACGACCCATGATAATATTTTTATCATCGTCATTATCATGATCACCATCTTCCTTCTTAGATAAGATATTATCTATTTGGGCTGACGCTAATACCATCATCATGCAATGATTTGATTTAATTTTTTTTAATATATCTACGCCATTTATCGTAATTAGAACACCAATATTTTTTATCCCATCTATACCCATATTTATAATCTATTGTTTTTAATTAAAAAATCTATGTACTCTTTTATCTCCTTGTTTCGACCGTTATCCCAATCAAATGTCTCGTTTATGAATTTGAAGTACGATACCGGAATTGAATGCAACATCCATCCACAATACTTGCCGAATGCCATTAACGTAGAGCCAAGGGGATGATCCGGTCTCCCGGGAACAGGGGCGGCGGTTACGCCCTGCGCCAGCCCCCTCCTACGATCTTTCTTGGCGGCTTTGATATCCAGATCTGTTTTCGTTACCTTATCCCCCATCGGGATATTGGTAATTAGTTTATCGCCGATAAACATCCCCCATCCATATCCTTTGTAGTTCTCTATACTAAGTTCTCTTATATCACCGAACCTTGACGAGTTATTGCAACAATCAACGACCAATGCGCTATCCTTACCGTCCTTTATCCTGACAGCTCTCCCAAGCCACTGATAAAACGACGAGAATGAGAATGTTGGTCTTCCTACTATCACACAATCCAGACCCGGATGATCGAATCCCGTACCGAGGGCGGAATAGTTGAACACTACCTTCGTCTTACCCGACTTGAACCTCTCAACTATAGCCTCCCGCTGCTTCTTTGGCGTGCCTCCGTGAACCACCTCCGCAATGCCGGCACATATCTTGGCGTTCATCCATTCGGCGGCAGTATTGCAGCTCTCAACAGAATCCATAAACACCAGTATAGATCTACAGATGTCTTTTAATACCATCAACCGACGTAAAATAAGGTTGTTTAAGCCATTTTTTCTCACCGCCTCACTAATTGACTCAGCCGTATATTCGGAGCCGTTAGAATTGAGTTTAAGGGCATCTCCATTGAAATCCCATGTCTCATATTTAAGAGGTGTCCAAAATCCTTGCCTTATCATCTCCTCTACCTGTATCACGTGAATCAGGTTCTTGAAATATACCGGTCTCATACGAGTGATGAAATTAAGTTGGGAATATGATGTCTGTCCTATCGACATGTTTTTAAGTCTACATGGCGTGGCTGTAAACCCTATCACCTTTCTCGGCTTCAGCTCATTCATGAATGTCATGAACTCACTGCCATCCTCAGGACTGTATCCGGCGTGAGCCTCATCTATCAATACGTTTCTGATTCCCATCTCCTTAAGCTGACCAACAACCTTCTTGATAGACCCTAACGTGGCGTATATCATGTTAGACAGCTCTTTCTTGCCACAGGAGGCGGAGTAGATGGTCGCCGGTATGCCATATGATGTAAGCTTGCAGTAGTTTTGTATTAGTAATTCGCGAGACGGCTGGAGAATCAGCGTCTTATCTCCCATCAATCTAGCCGCTTCTGCTATGAGGATCGATTTACCGCAACCTACCGGTCCGATGACTAATACTGGATCATGTCTATCAGAGTTTATGTAATCGGATATACTTTTAACACACTCCTCTTGATATGGTCTTAGTCTGTATATCATTTGGATCTGTAGTTATCAAAAACGTCTTTCACGTACTCTAATCTTATCGCACACTCCCGACCATCGTCCATTTTCACCATCAACGTCTCTTTGGTCTTGCTTATGGCTATCACCTCTCCTATCCCTATCTGGATATGAACTATATCACCTATCTTTACATCAAATTTACTCATGGTCCAGCCTTTTATTAAATTCCTCTATCTTGCTCCTGTCTGTCTCTTTGGTCATCTTAGCCTCTTCCTTGAATATGTCATACCCTTCTCGGATATTGTCTCCAACCATATTCTCTATCATCTCCCTTAACTCATCGCTTCTTACGGCGAAAGATATCTGAAACGATTTACTTGTACCTTTCATTAGATAATCAATCTCCTTCTTGCATTCTGTCATCAACCGATCCAGATTATCGAATTTAACGAACTTAGAGTTGCCATTGGCTTTCCTTACCCCATCCTTGAAATCCTCCAATATCCCGTTAAACACATCTGCCATACACATCATGGAATGTAGCCATACCAGCATATTGAATTTATATTCATTATCAGCGTTGTTCATCAAACTCACCAAAGACTCGCTTTTTGTCAACATGATCTTCGATTCCCGGTCTACGATATCCTTTATCTCCTGCCGGCATTTCATGGCACCAACGAAATCCATTTTAGAATAACATTCATTTGATTTCTCTACCAATTTCCTGATATCCTTTCTAGACATCAGAAGATCCAATATCTGTTTTTCTCTTTCGCTTTTATCCACGTTACTAAAATTATTTATTTTATTTATTAAATTCACATTCATATCACAAGATGTTTACTCTAACAGGGTTAAACGCTAACCCACTATCGATTATCCCACTGACGTAAGAATCACCGAATACTTTCCTGCCAATCCCAATAGCTCCGTTGATATCAGCATTTAGCAGCTTTCCAATAGAGCTTTGAAACAATCCTCGTTTCTTTCTTTTGCCTAAATAAACATCATGCTTGCATAGTTTCTCAAAAGCCAAATGGTCTACTTTGGAGGTATAGGACTCCTCATGAACTTGAAGGATGATTCCAACTAATTTACATTTGTAAGAAATCTTGTCAATGAGTTTAGAGAACGGTATCTCAACGAATTTCTGGTTTATTCTCTTTCCTAGATTTATCCCATTCTTCCATCCCTTGTTTACCCCTACTACAAGACTACCAATATTATTGTCAATACAATAATTGACGATAAACCTGCTGATCTTATGGATATGATCATCTATCCAAAAATTCCTGCAATTGTTTAACTGTCTTAATCTCCTTGAAGTTCCCTTATCGCCAATATATGACATCAATCTAGCTCTCTTCTTATTATACCACTGATTGAAGGGCTTGATAATCTTGCCGTTTACAATGAAAGGCCTGATACCTACATTGCTTATACATGTACATAAATTATTCAATCCCAAATCAATCGAAAGAACATTATTCTTATTAAGATTTAAATCCTGTTCCTTCTTCTCATAAATAACCTCAACCACATAGCATGTAGCTTGAGGGATTATCCTAACCTGACATAATTTGTTATCTCCTATGTTTGTTTTGATTGGTTGGACTATGTTTTTGATAAAATGAATGCAACCATCACTCTTAAGCCTGCAAGCAGAAGTCGTAAAGACTACCATATTCTGCTTCTTGCCTCGTTTGTACTTCGGCAATTTAGGTTTCGAATTGAACTTAGAGGGATTTTTTTCATATTCCTTCTTTAATTTCATCCAAGACTTTATTGCCGAAAATGCTTGAGCTACGACTTGTTGGGATACCACTGATGGTAGATTCCTAAAATCAACCTGATTCTCCTTACATAATTTAGTAGAAAACTCATATTCATTTATGTAATCTCCGGAAAATATACCTTGTCTGACATTGAAAAGAACATAATTATACAACAACCCGGATTTGAGGCATATATCCTCAAACCGGTTGTCTTTTACGATATGTCTCTCAACTAATCTCATTTTTAATATCTTATGCCATAAATATAAACATAGTTTATGATACAAATAATTTATTCTATCATAACCAGTTATTTATTGACACAAATATAATTAAAGCCTAGATATTTACCTAGGCTTTTTAATAAAGTTAATCTTTTTTATTCTTTCTTTTTGACTCGTCCCAATCCGATGAGTACCTGCATGTTCCTTGTTTATGGATTGAAAAATCGCACCAAAAACACAAGGGATTGGGGCGGGGTTCAAGGCAGGCCGGCTGGCGTCCCATGAGGTAGCGCTTCTCGTACTTATACCCTTGTTTGGCATCGTCCCAAACGTGAGCTTGATAGCTATCTATTTTATTTGTCTCGAAATCATACATATCAAGGAGAATATCGTTAAGCTCCTTGACCGACCTCTCTACTTTCTCCTTATCTACCTTCACGTTCTGATTGTCCAGTATGCGGGTAAAGAAATAGCTGCACATATCCGGCAATACCTTATATTTTCTGAGTATGTAAAAGGCGTATATCGGATGCTGGAGATTGTGAAGCAGCTTATCCTTATCGAATAACTTTCTCCCGGACTTCCAGTCTATCGTATACATAGCTATCCTGTCTTTTGTCTTATACTCTCCACGCCAGTCCACCGATCCTATGATATGTACCTTATCGTACGTCACGCCATCCAAGGTAAGGGGCTTGGGCAGCTTATAAGGCAGGACGAAGTCCTCCTCCACGCCGGCCGGTCTCGACCCCCGGATCACTTTCTCCATTGGCGTAAGGTCCGACCACGCTTTCTTGTAATTACCAGCCGCATCCTTCTCGAACAATCCTACAATCCATCTTATTAACCTAGCGGCATGTTGCATGGACTCGATCTGCGATTTTACGCTATCGAAAGGAATCTGTTCTATATCAGCGTAGTAGTTGAATGCCTTGCTCATATCCTCATAAGAAGGTCTGCATCCGTTCTTGAAGAAATATTCCATCGTCTGATGGATAACCGTACCATATGACGTGGCCTCATGCTTCTCCGTGGACCTATTCCCTTCCACGTAAGTCTTATACCATTTATATGGACATTGAACGAACGTATCTATCTGGGAGTATGAGGCGGCGAGAACCTTCTCTCCGTTTATAACCTTACATAACAAATTATTCTCCGGTATTACCATAAAGCTTATCTATTTTTATGTCATGTCCGTATAAGTCCATTAACAGGTTTTGTAGATGGTGAAGATTCTTAATCTGAATAGGATCGCTTAGATCGTCTTCCAGATCCCTAAGGCTAAGATAATACCCATCATCAAAAATCTCTATAGATATTCCGTAGCCTCGATATACATCCCGCCCCTTATCGCGCTTGAAATAGATAGTATCAAGTATATTATCATCTATCTCAATAGGCATGACATCATCTTCCCCGGAATACCATTTCATTATCCCATCATCAACCTCACGTTCAAGGATCAATGACTTACTTTCATTACGCATACCAGTAACGCACCCTACTCTCCATATATTGCCAGCCTTGTCTTTTACAAGATCCCCTATCCTTAGTTCTTTAGCCGAAATCATACTCATCCTCCTCATTGTGATCGTCATCGCAATCATCGACAAGAGGGGTTTCTAGCCCCTCTTCCCAATCGTCATATCCGAAATCCATTATTTGTCCTTAAAATAAACATACAACATATCCGCAAAAATCCCTACAGTTAGTTCATCAACAGGTTTATCACCGAAGACATCATCCGATATCCTTATACCAATCTTCTCTTCAATCTCCATCAACACCTCTAATAAATCAAATGGATCCATAGCCAGATCAGATGATAAATTACTATCTTCTTTTACATCATCAATTACCTCTATATTATTAATGTAATTGAACTTATGCATTTTTTCAAATATCTCTTTTCTGGCTAGTTTCAATATTTTATCTCTCTCCATGATTATTTAGATAATTATATAATATATCCATAAATTCCCCTACCGTAAGTTTAGTATAAGGTTTGATGTTTAGTGTCTCATCAGGTATAGATATACCCATCCTTTTCTCTATTTCCATCACCACCTCTGCGTAGTCAAAGGAATCCATAGCCATGTCAGTCGCCAGCCCATCCTCGTTATCGATCTCGGCAGCATGATTAAAACCCGTAAACTCACCCATCTTCTCAAAGATCACTTCCTTGACTACTTTTTCAATTTCTTTTCTTTCCATGCTAAATTGACATCTTTAATCTTCTACCTAATTCTTTTTTTATATCTGATATTCTTTCGATGTCCATCTTAACATCTCCAGTAATAGTATATTCCTTATCCATTTTCTTAGGAGGATCCGGGAGTCGGCTTACGGCGAACAACCATGCCAGTTCCTTGTTCTTGTTCTCCCTAAGATATAGATCAGATGTCATGCCATACATTTTTATGATCGTATCGAATAGCGTCGACTCCGATAAGCTCATATGTACGCTATAGACATTTGACGGCTTCCATATCAAGTTATCCAACCTCATCGTGTATTCACGTTTAAGGTCTATATGGGATATTACGGCCCTTACTATAGGTTCTTCCTTGAAGTTGGTGTTAGCCACAAACCAGATAAGCCTTTTTTCCACCTCCTTGATAGCTCCTGTATCCTTACCCATATCGTTATATACCCCAACGATACGATCCCGGATCCCCTCGACCTCCGGTGTCAGGCCGGGTGTCTCTATCAGCATCAGCAGCGACCCTCCCCTTGGCGTTATCTTCCACTTCCCATTCTTCTGAAGCTCGATATAACCAGATGCTTTATAACTATCTATTTTCTCCTTTGGAATGACGCTAGCCATCTCCTCTTTCTGCCGGATCATCAAAAGATACCCGACATCAGACATCGTTAATCCTGATGTCATCATCTGTTCAAAATTTATGTACATAAATGAATGAATTAAAATATTGATCTTATTTTTCTAGCTATTCTCTCAACTATGTCAGAATGATCATTATCATTGTATATATCAATCAATCTACGAAGTATATATAATCTTGTGTCCTCATCCAAAGAATCAAACCATAACTCATCGATACGTTTATTAATCGGCTTAAACATTCTTAACTCAGGTATAAGCTCATATGCAAAATCATCTTTTCTATCTGCCAACTCAAGCATATCAGCCGCTTCAACTATAGCCACACATATAAAACTCTCATGTCTATTCTTTATAAGATGATAAGCTCTTATTAATACCCTAAGGCCGTCTGCTTTCGACAATCTCTTTCCCTTTTTCATATTGCTTTACAGTATAAGATTCATTAGCCATGCCAACCCTACCAACTGATATGGATTGATTTATTGATTGATTAAGATGTCCTATAACCGACATTTTAGCCCTAACCGTATTGGCGCATCTTAGAAGAACTCGATAATCCTCCAATGCCCTTTCATACCTTACGTCCACCCTAGCTCTTTTGTCGGCGTCAGTCATGCTCTTGCATGTCCCGTCCTCCCTCAGGCTTATAGCGATCTTGTCCCGTATGATTCTGATATCATCCTCGGCTATCACCAGTTCGGCGTCAAGAACCCCCTTGTATGAGCTAAGAAGATCCTCCACCGCCACAACTTCCCTTTTTAGGTTCTCCAATTCTAATATCATTGAGTTGTCATTTATCCTTTTATACTCCTGTACTTTATTGGATACCTCATCACAGATACTCATGATCTCCTTTTCCCGTTCTCGGTTTATGATATATCTGATGCTGTATTTAGCCATTTCCTTTAACGAGGATATAATTTCCTTTATCCCCATCTTATCCTCAACCGACAATACGGTCTTCAAGAACATTTCCAGCACCTTTATCACTACAAGCAAGTAATTATGTCTCAATCTCATGTCAATAAGGTGTTTCGTCATGTACTACATTGAAATCATCGCTAGGCGGTATGTATTGCTGCTCCAATGGAATACTGGGAGGCGGGGGCGGAAGCGTCACCACGGTCGTATCCGGCTTGCCGCTACCCACAGGGGCATCCGAGCCTCCCGGTCTTTCTTGGCGCACCACCCCTCCATCAGGATAATATCGCTCATATCCTTTCATGATATCCACATGTATAGCGTCAATCTCCTCCAATGATCTTTGACGAACCTTTACGATATGATGGAACAATAATCCATCTACACGGAAAGATCGTCTTGACTCGCTCTTGAAACGTTCCAGATTAGGATACCATCCTTGCGGAAATTGCATGTATGAGGAGTACCCGTATCTCCTTGGGATATTCAACACTACCATAGCCGTACACAGCTGTCCCAATGAGTCAGACTGATAGAAATCAGACTGCCTTGGCATATGATCCTTTGGATCACGTCTGCCCTCTATCTCTCGATTGAGTTGCGATACGATAAGGAAGAAGATGTTTGGGAACGTTCTTTTGGCTATATTACACATATTCATCAAACTATCTATATTCCTCTTGGCATCACCCGAACCTTGTATAAGAGCTGTATGGTCTATGGATACAAATACAATTTTCTTATCCTTATTCGCCGGCATATATACATTCCATAGAAAATCTTTAAGCTCATCAACTGTTGTAGGTATGGGTATATACGTTATTCTGTTTGAATTTTCTTGTTTAAGACATTTTTGCATTTCCAGCATCTCCTCTTCATCCATTTTACGAAGGAGGATATCTTCTATGTCTTTGTTCATTTTTTTTGATAGTGAACGTAATACCAAGTCTTCCGGATTCATCTCGAACTCACATCTTAACCATACATAATCATCTGCTTGTGGATTGATATTGACATTCATCACATTGTTCATGATCTTTTGCGCCAAATAGGATTTACCAACTCCTGGTCTAGCTCCTATGGCTATCGCATGTTGAGGGTAAAATCCTCCCAGCAAAGCTTTATCTAGATAAGGATATCCAGTACGAGCCGGGAGAAGTTCTCCCGACTGATATTTCATTATCCTCTCATAGGCGTCCATGATAATTTCCTTGGACGTCTTCCATATCCTATTATCGTTCATCCTCTTGCGTTTCTATCGCCAGCCGTATCGGATTTAGACCCTCTGTTAGCTGATCTTGATTTATATCTAAGTCCTTTAGCCGTATGGCATAAATCCTTTCCCTTCCGATAAGCCTTACCCTTCAGCTTATCGGTCTTATAATTCTTACGACCTAATTCCCGTCTCTTGGCTTTCTGCTCCGGGCGGGCGTTGATCTTCTTATCCGTCTCGGCTTTCTTTCTTCTGGCCTCCGGATGTGTCCTGTAATATTCAGTCGATCTCCCCATCCTCTTCGTCCTCCTCATCATCAAAATCTATATTCTCTTGTATATCCAAATCCTCTTCCTTTAAAAAAGATGGATATTCCAATCCCAGACGCTTAATCATATACGAATATGGATCAGACGCAAATTCATCTGGTATCTCCCATGTGCAAGGGAATGTACCTATTACCTTTTTAAGTTTATCGGCTAATTCGCTACTCATCCCCATATTAACCATTTTATTATAAACTGTAGCTTCTACGCTACTCACATTGCCCCCAACATAAAAACCTGTTGGTTTGTGAACAAAATAAACTTTCTTCATTTTACATGTATTATTCATTTTATTAAAGGTATCCAATTTGATTCGATACTCAAATGTTCCATTATCATTAGCTCTAATGCTCATATTTATCCTTCTTGCGATCTCCATAACTCATATCCATATCACACACCACCGTATCGGTCGTGTCGTTTACCACATGGAACAGGAACTCCGGACATCCGTGGCAGGCGTTGCTCCCGATCGCCACCGCTCCGTGCCTAGGGCAAGCCTTCTTTACCATGGTTCTATCATATATTCGTATATGATTATCGCCATACTTTTCAATATATCTCATGGTATTAAGTAGTGATGGCAAAGACATCTTATATGGGGATACATGTTCTATTGGTATATCCAATTCACCGGATAGGCTTTTGTAAATATCCTGTACATCCCGTTTTGTCCTATACGCAAATATATTAATCTCAGTCATTACCATATCCATACTTCTAAGAAGATCCGGCTTAGCCAGCCTCCCCATAGGCTTCCCAAAAGGATCGGATCTCATCCAAGCCCCACACTTCTCGCACCCAAATTGCTTCCCCTCTACCGTATTTATCATAGTGGATGGGGTTTTGCAATACGGGCATATGGACCCGTTTAACATAGCTTTCTGGGCTAAAGACAGTTCTCTCATACCGTTTCCTCTATCTTAACATTAAATAGATTGCAGAATCTATTAAAATTCTTGTTTTCTATTTTCATGTCCTCCTCATACCTGTCAATTGACTTGATGAAATCATTGTAACAGTCCTTGCACATCCATCGATTGATCACCGCCACGTAATAACCTACGGATGTAGGTCTGTTACACATATCGCAAATACCTAAGCACCCATATCTGGTAAGCTTATCCATCATCTCCTGTCTTGTTATTTCAAGCACCTTGAATCCCTTGTAATTATCAACTACCTTTGCCATTATTGTAAATTTGTTTAATTATAAAATAATCCGCTATATCCATCCCCTCATCTATATTGGGTTTTGATTCTAGAAAATCACTTATCTCTATATTCATCCCCCTCATATCCTTGTCTACCTTCTTTCTCCATTCGTTGAAAGCGTCACCCTTATCCGGGTACAGGACTATCCGCCTCCTACCCAATGTCTCTACCATCTCCCTCTTCAACATATGGATACCGCCACATGCCATGAACAACCTACTAGGGTACACGATGTTGCAGATAACAGCCGTCTTCTCTGACTCTACTATATACACCGGAGCGTCATTGGGATAGAAGTTGATAAGGAACTCCCCGAACAGGCATTGCCTAAGCAGGTAATCCTGACCGTCCAGTATATGCACCCAACATACGTGATCCATGGGAACCTTTACCCTCTTCCCGTCAGGCCCATAGTCCATTATCTTCCCGGTTCGCACCACCCAATTCTTATCCAGTTGCCAGAACACACAGCACTTACCCCAATCCCCGAATCTCATCATCCCCACCTTATACAAGCTAAATGCCCTATTGGTATGATACGATCCGAAGATATTGGATAGATAATCCTGAAGATCAGATGTCTCGAAAGGATTAAGCGTCTCAAACATCTTGCTTACCGGAATGCAGTTGGCTATATCCGGATCCACGGGAGGTCTGTACCTCCTTAATACTTTGTTAGAATCGGTAAAAAGATCATTGCTCCCAAGTTCGCTCCCTGTTGGATATTTAAAGTAACCACATTTATTTTTATGATCACACACCCCAAACTGCTCCCCTACTATCTGTCCGGTGGTTACATCTACGTACGGCGTAAAGCATCTATCCCTGCCGCACTGCGGGCACGTCAGCTTTCTTCTTGGCTTACTATGATCCAATTCATATCTGTGAACGCTCTTATTAAACTCCCTGAACTCCATCACGCTTTCCTCTCACTCATCACCCTATATATATAATCCCTCAATGACTCTTTTCTTATCAAGCCATTCAATTCAAAATCGCTTTCTATATCCAAAGAACCTATTCTTGATGTAACCGTATAATTGGTTTTCTCGAACTTATACTTACCTTGGAGATATACGACTGTAGCCATATTCAATATAGGATTATCGGTCTGTCTCTTAAGCTTATACTGGCTGGTCTTTGCGGTAGGATCACCCGGAGCGAAGTTATATATCTCCTCTATCTCCAATATCTTTCCGTAGTTCTCTAATATCATTCTTCTATATAACTCAAGCTGAAAAGCATACTCATCATAGAAATTGCCTTTCCTGTTTGATTTGAAGTCTAATATAGCGAATATCCTCCTGCATCTCTTTATCTTCTTTTTCTCTGTCTTAGGTTGACCTTTCTTGGCTCCCGTCTTATAGAACTCTCCTGTCTCGACCTCTATCTCCACCATCTCCGGCTCGCTATCCATCTCCACCACGGCATCCACAGAGGAAGCTACCTTCAATCTCCTTGACCTCAACATCTTCTCAATCAACACAGGTTTTACATGTCTTTCTTTACAGAATATAGCGAATGATATTAGGTCTTCTATCAACTCATCCATATTATCCACTAATATCCGCTCCATCCTATACTTGTCTATTCTCAACTTAGCTTCCTTGACAGCTTTTCTTATCCATGTTGGAATCAGTTTTATCTTAACTCCCGTCAGATACAATCCAAATAAGTAATGCATGATCGTACCCAAGTCAGCCCGGTAGTTAGCGTACTCGTCTGGGTCCTTACCCTTGAGTCTCATCTCATTTTTCCATTTTTCTAATGCCCCGGAAGTATCACAATACCCATTCGCAATATTATTGGTAGCCCCATCATATATGATAGGGTATCCATCAGCTCCCATTTCATAATAAACACGCTTGCCAGCCACGGTCATTCTGTATAAGACTGGTGTCGGGATATCCTTGATCCATTCAGCGGCATAATACTGTTGCTCTGTCTCCAGATCATACTCAACCTCCATCTCCTCATTAGGCTCGTTTTTAGGCTCTTCAACAGGCTTTTCCTCCTCGACCATATCTTTCTTCGGGACCGTTGATAAAACGTCTAATATGCCAAAGAAAGCGGTAAATTTAGGATCTGTATGATATGCCCTTAATATTGGAAGTGATGATCGCCAGTAATATGATGGCGCATGCTCATTCATTTCTTTATCAAAACTCGCCTTTATTACCACTCCATCATTCGTGATGACCATATGATGCCTTTTAGATAAACGGATTCTCATGTCATCAAACGATTCCTGATCGCTTATGACTTCCATAATCGTTCCGTTATTATATATCGTGTCACTTATAGCCTCGTATCCGAGAGCTAGAAGTAATCTTTGTTTTCTTCTATCCATAATAATAATCTGGTTTTTAATTTACCATCCTCCTCGACTTTAGGTACGAGATCCCTCATCTTTTTGGCCACTAAAAGCCATGTGTCACCGAACTCCTCTAAAAGCCGGTCAAAATCCATCGTGTCTAGTAGATAGTCAAACCTCGTGTGTTCGTCTATCGTCAAATAAATAACATTATCATTATCCTCAGCGACAGACTTATATCTTCGTTTAGGATATAAGTGGCATATATTGCCTACTCCGGGGCATGGTATATACATCCCCGTAAGGGATCTTCTTACCATACTTAATCTTGCCACATGAGCGCCAAAAAAGATGCTGAGGCTTCGTCCCTTCGGCTTGGCCTTCACCCGTATCGCCGTCCTTTCCTTTGGCGGTAGTTCCCTAGCCCGGCACGCAGGGCACAACCCCTTGCTCCTTATGGCTACCATCCTGCCGCATCTCTCACATGGTAACATCCTACCCTTCATGCTTTTTTCTTTTTATAACTTTTGTTGAACTCCATAAGGCTCATAGCCCTATACCTCTTAAGCCTATCTATTTTGCCCTTCGTCCAATCCTGATCCTTGAAATTGATGATCGTGTCGAATATCTGAGCTAGTTCCCGGATATTAAAACTCCTGTTTTGTATCTTCTTATAGAACCCCGATCTGCTATATCCTAATTTAGAAGCTAGATAAGTTTTGTTAGACAATGCGAGGATACGATAAATCGTACCCTCCATCTTGCTTATCTCCATCAACTTCTCGGCTATGGACGACGTGGTTTCGTAGCTAGCTTTACTGCCTACTATCCTCATTTTTCTCCGGATTCCTGATCTTACCATCAAACTCGTAGAAGTCCATTAGTTTCTTCTCTTCCTTGATACAAGTGACAACGAAATCTGATATGGTTCCTTTCATGCCTTCCTCGAAATTCTTTTTGGCATGATCAAGGTCATTGGCCCGAACGATGTAGTTAAACGCCTTGCGTTTCTCATTGCTCGATTTCTCGTCTATCGTAATATAATCAGCCGTGACCTTATAGAACCGGTCTCCATCCATGGCAAACAATTCCGCTATCCGGAATCGTTTGATATCAACGCTAAACTCACCGGAGATAAACGGTTTCATCTCCTCTATGATTCTAGCTTCACACTCGGTATAAGAAAGAGCATCTACTAAATATTCTTCCTTAACCTTCTTCTTCATGCCATTCTCGGCATCGGTCTCATAAGAAACCGTACATTTAAACCAATTGTGCATCTTATTAATCTATGTTGTTGTTAAACAATGGGTAATCCTTTATCCCTTCACGAATATATCTTTCCGTATCATCATCCACATCATAAGCTTTCTTAAAAAACGTCATAGCCGTATTCGTGTCATGATCCACCAACGGAAGATATTCCTTTACAAAAAGGAATCTAAGATGATTCATATGATCAATCTTATTTCTTACATCGATTACCTTCGACCAGATCTCGGCATGGATTTCACTCATTCTTTTTATATCCTTCTTGTATTTATCCACCTGATCTTTATACTCCTCCTCAATCTTATTATTCTTATCCTTTATAGATTTGTAGGACTCCTCATCTTTCGTATCAAACATTGGAATATGTTTGATATTGATTATATCCAACTTATTATATATCTTCTCATTGGATATAGTGAAATCGTATGTAGTCTTGTATAAATCAAACTTACTTAAGAACTTAGCTATTTTAATAGCATCATCCTGATTAAAAACAGCTATGCTCAATCCTTCTAAAAGGTAGAAGAAATTAGATGGAGAAATAGGTTTGTAGTCGTATGTCTTCATAACTGGAGGTTCGTCCACAAACCTAACACCCTCCTTAGCGCATCTTGTTATGATCAATCTATCTATCTGCTCGTCAGTAAGATCATATATCTCCTGATCGGTCATATCATTAATTGTCTTCATCATCATCCTTCTCCATCATTATAGCCTTTACCGCCTTTTGTTTATAAACCTCACTCATAAGGCAGGTAAAATCCATATCATCCATACCAGCCATAACATTGGCTTCTACTTCCAAATTCATCTCAATGTTCATTACCGAGACTTCATAGTTATCATCATCTTCTTTATAGAAAATGACTTTGCCACCATACTCGAAACCATCATCTTCGGTCTTAACCATATCGATGATCTTCTCCAATTTCTTTACAAACTCACTCTTTTCCATATATATAATTTTTATGTGTCTACAAAAGTAGACATTTTGTTTTTGAATTAAATTAAATAAACATTATTAATAGTTAATACTATCCTTTCTCCTATCATTCATATTTATTCTTTGGTAATTATACCCTAACATCTGCTCCATCTTCTTTAACCCAATTAACCGTATCGCAATGCCAGCAATACCCTGTCTCAGAATCCTTTTTATGAGAATGGGAACCACATGTAGCGCACCAATAATTATCATCTATATTGTATGTGTAACTTTTATCCTCATGCATCTTATCTATTCTAGCTACCCTATCTTCCAATAGATCCTTTAGATAATGGCATTCGTAAGGTCTATCCTCTTCCTTTAATATATAAATATCGATATCCATCATGCTCCCCATCCTGTCCGTACACATACACTCTGCGGCATGGCGCACGTTCCCTTCCGGCATCCCCGGAACTATCTCCCGGATCACTGCCTCCATCTTCTCTTGGTATTCGGTGTCTACCTTGATCACCAAATCCTCTAATTTATCTATTAAACTCATGATCTTTTTACTTCTTTGTATATGACATCTGTATTGTCTTCCCTATCTATATTGCAACAACAAGAATACATGCAGTAATAACCCCTGTTATTAAATACACATCCATCACAACTGCTATCATCAATCTCTATTACCTCCAATTCTATTTTCTCCATGCCGGTATTATATTTAAATATACTACCTATCTTATGATATCCTATATCCTTCAAATACCTTATATGATTATTTTCGTTAAATAATCGGTTGATAAATACATCCATTTTATCGTTTAGACCATTTTTATCTAATAACCCCTCGCACTCATTTTTATTAAATCCAAAGGATATCATAAAATATTTTGCCATATCAAACCTTTCCAGTTCCACCAATTTTTGTATGCATAGCCATATTCCTTGTCTTATGCCTTCTTCTTTGGCTTCTTGCACTCTATCTCCCATATTATTTTGTATTAATTAAGTAACAATATTTCTCTTCGCTCTATTTTGATCATTGATGGATTATCGTCATGATCATACCAATATAGATACCATATACCTCCTCTATTGGCCTTCCACATCTTCCCTTCATATTCCCCCGATGGGATCGTTACTGAATATTCTCTAAGACCCTCAAAGGTTTGTTTGGTCATTAAAGCGTATTCCTCATCAATTTCTATGTATCTCCTATGGGGCTGTTTCCATAACATCCCACGTTTGTCTGTTATCTTAGGTATTATATTCTCTCCATTCATGATGCTTTGTAAATTATGTATTAACTATTGTATATCTAACACTCTCCCCATCTTCCCTTTCGCATCCCAAGCAACCTGATTTTACGCAATCATATATATAATTTTCAAAAGCGCATCCCGAACATCTATCACACTTATCTACTCTTAATGTCATTTCAGACATACCAACTTTATAGTTAAAGACTTCCCCTATTTTATGATACTTAATATTTATACATATAGTATCGTTTTCACTTATAGTACTGCCTTCACTTATCATATTCTCACGTCCAAACATATTGTCAATAAACTTAATCATCTCATCATTGAATGATTCGCTTTCTTCTTGCAGCTTCCTACATTCATCCTCGGTCAATCCACAAGAAGACACCAGTTCCTCTGCGGCCTGCGTCCAGCGCCCGGCATAGACTAGCTCCTGAACCGCCAGCCATATTCCTTGGTTCATACCCTTCTTTCTTTCGTTCTCATCCATATTTATCCCTCCTATTCACTCATTTTTTTAACAAAATCTTCCCATGACATGTCAACGTCATTGTGATGTTTACAACAAGCATTCTGTATTCTCTCTATCAACGGAATGAACCATAACTGAGTTAATCCGTAACGAGTCTGAATTATTCTACATAGATTTATTTTTATTATCTCCATGTCATGGATATCAGGAGATGTATTGTCGTTCTCACATCTATCCAATATCGTTTGAATTATAGCCAAATAATGATCCATATCTTAAATTATTAATCATATTACCATTTCCCATTCCCTGGCGTAAACAGTATCTCCCCTGTCCTCACCCAATGATTCCAGTTATTTTTAAGTTCATCAATATCATACACCTCAGCCGACTTACCGTTATCAGATCTTTTTATGACCGACATAATACTTTCCGCTCGCACGCTCCAATGACTATAACAGTCTGTTCCGCACCCGCACGCCGTGAATCTCCCGTTATCGAACTCCCAGACCAGAGGCCGGAGGCCGCATCGTGGACACGGCAACCATTCCATTGGATTCTCCGGCTTCTTGTAAACATCAATACACTTATACTCTACTGTCATAATTAGTTCTATTAAATTGATCTGATCTTTTGATCTCTCATCTCATTCTTATCCTTGAACATCATTATCCTATTTACAATCCCCTCCGATTCCATGTACGTCGAGAATCCATGTATTCTTAGATATTGGATGGCTGATAATGATTTTTCTAGCACATCTTTATATCCTACATCTATCTTAACTTCTTTACCCATAGTCCTCCTCCATTTCTCATATCCAACTTCTACTCATAACACTATTATAATCTATTCCATTATTCATAACCACTTTATTAAAGGCCTCCTCGGTATACGCCAAAGACTCGCCCCTATTAGCTCTCTCGATATTTTCGCTCATCATCCCCATAGCCTCGATCAAGGCCGCTGATGAGTTGGCTATTAACTTAGCCGCTTCCATTATCTTATTATCATCCATAATCATATTACTTTAACTTCCTCGTTCCACAAATGTCTTTCATATACCATGGTTGTTCCTATTAGGATTCCGGTATCTTCTCCCCAATATTCAAGTATTTGATTCCTGAATTTGTGACGCAATTTTTGTATTCCTCCCTTGTTTTTATCATAAGAAGAGTAATCTGATAATCTTACTGTCTCCATCGTTTACCTCCTTCATTTGTTCGTATGCCAATCTTTCAAGTTCCGGCATGGTGTTTGTTTCTTCTTATTTTCCCCCATACTTATTTCTCATTTCATTAATATAGCTCATATACCAATCTCTTATATCCTCTTCACTATCCATGCTATACTCTTTATTGAATGGATCGTATCTGATAAACTCCTCTGTTCGGCAGAATGGGCATGGGATCTCTTCCAATGGCTTGATTAGAACACCATCATCACCTACATTATCCAGATCATACAATATGCCATCTATGCAAGTCGCGTCTGGATAATTCGCACCGAAAAGCGGGAATTTTGGACATGTGTTTCTCATACTTGTACTATTCAAATTCGTTCTCATATTCCTTTCTCCTATCCACTTCCTTTAAATTCAAACCATCAGGTGTCAATATCTTCTTTTCCAACAAATCAAAGAGAAGCATCGCCCTTGACTCCGCCTCTGTTTCCCCAAATCCGCTATACACTTCTGTTGGCGAATCGTAGGCATTGTAACGAACATAGGCGGCTTCGTAATATCTACTATCCCTATTCGGGAAATACTGTGTCAACTGCAACCAGTCATCCCATATTTTTGATTTACTGATATTTATCATACTTGGTAGTATCTCTCCAAGTTCATGACTCATATAAGCCGGTATGAGGTCTCCTTCTTTTCTATATGAATACCTCATTGTATTTTGCGTAACTGAATCTATCTGGGTTCCCCCTCCTTTCATCTCTTTCACAAAATAAAATTCCGACTCCGAATTTACGCCCAACTCATGCAACTTTAGCGCAAGCTCATAAGGGCACATAAAATTTTGATATTTCATGTTATTCTATATTTTCATTTCTGTAATCCCCGCATAGTCCAACCATACCCTGTAATCATTTCTGTACTTGGTTGCCTTTATTTTCATATTCCGGTATATATCCTTATTCGCATTTTCGCCAAGTACTCTCCTTACCTCCTTCTGTAAGACCGCCCCAATAAGAGGATAGACGTCCAAATAATTGTCTTCACACTTCTCGAAATCTATTATCTTGTTCCCTATTGCCCGCTCCAATGCCTTATCCATTGCCTTTATGATGGATTCTTGCACATTTTTATATCGATTGATAAAATCCTGTCTTATAGATACCATATCTCCTTCTTTAATACTCATATTTTCTTACGTATTTATATGTTATTTTATTACTCAACCAAGCCAACGAGCAAGGGCTGCGCCTTGTCTTCCCCGACCGCCTACCCATATACGTCGGCTCCACCGGTAACGCCACCCATGACATCTTGGATGTTTCTCCCGTAAATCTGATAGTGATTGCCATAGCTCTCAAATGTTAGTTGATATCTGTTTAATCCCATCCTAATTGTCTCGCAACACCCTCCATCTCGCTATATGCGATCCTGTGACATCCAGCAACCAATATATCATTCTTATAGCTATTGATCTTCCATTTGTGACCGGTTGTATCCAATACCATATCGTGTTGGAATTTACTGCCATTATGGAAGAACTTTATCAATTTCCAAAGTCTCTCAGCCTCAGCTCGTCCTATCTTGATATTCTTACTAGTCTCAATTATGCCATTCTTGATGCGAAGCCATACGTTAGGCTGGTCATCCTCCAAATAATAATGTAGATATAATTCCAGAATCTTGCCAGACTTCCACATCTCGATCTGTTCTTCAAATTTTTTCTTGCGATCTTCTTTTTCTTTTCTTCTTTTTTCAAAAATTAAAGCCTCTTTTTTCGCCTGACTGTCTTCCCATCTCTGACATCTGGCCACATACTTAGCCCACGTTCCTTCACCACAAATCTCATCTACTATCACATTGGTCGTTCCTAAAGTTTCTAACGCTTGATGATTTAGCAATACCTCAAACACACGCTTTAACTCATGGACATATTCACTTTTAATCTTATCCGATTCATAAGATAACTCATGTTTAGTTCCGATCCAGGTGTTTGCGCTCTTTTTAAGAAGGCTCTCGGGAGTACCCATATTAAAGAACTCAATATAATCCATTAGACTTCTAAATACTCCCCAAACATCCCTATAAGACAGGCTTGTTCTGACCTTCTTGTATTTCTCGATAACCTCTTTGATAAGCTCCAATCGACTGGTGATAAAAGCCATGCTACCATCATCAGACATATTATATCCAACAGAAAATACCTTTGAACCAGTTGGTATTGCACTACGAACACAACGTTGATGTTTACAGGTAGAAGAAGAATAATACTCATCGTTAAGCAAATACGCCTTTTCACCACACTTATTTCTTACGATTCTTCCAACCTCAAAATGATAACCATAAGAATAAATACTTCTACCTTCAAAGAAAAGATTACTACCTTTTCCGGATTCTTTCTTTTCATTTGCCCATAAGTGAGCGACCATAGAGTTGTTCATATCTATTAAGTTTTGAGTGTTAATTATTGATTATACTTGCTAAAAATAACATCGACACAAGTTCCGCCAATAGCGTTTGCGTCATTATACGAATAAAAACCTTCTGTTCCCCAATCCACACCAACTGGACAACCATCTGCATGTTTTACAAAGTCATCAACTTCTTGCGCTTCCTCGTTAGATATTCCAGTGTAGTCACCATTAATCAAAGCCCCAATCCAATAAATCGGAAGCCTATATCTTATTATCTCTATATTCATAACTTTATCAATTTACAATTACTACCTTTTCATTCTATTTTATTCAATGGACCGGCATGCGCTTCCCCATTCTCATAATAAAGCTGACCCTCATACTGGTTATGATGAAGCTCCTCACGTATCGCATCTTCATCGTCAGCCCAATGTTCATATTCCTCATGCCATGACTTGAAGAAGTTATCATAACATTGTCTCATCAGATCCTCTAAAGAAAAACCCTCCGGATAAGTACACCATACATTGTAATAATCAATTATAGGTTTCAGGAGATAATAATCATAACACATCCCTGTCAATGGGCAATTATCTCCATAGTCAAACATCACCCTACTATACTTGTGCCTGTATTTGTATTTCCCATCAATATATTTACCTGACGTGGAGAAATACTTGCCCTTGATAATATATGGCATAATATTGTTGTTGATATATCTGAACAGTAATTTGCCGCATAGATTCTCAGGGAATATATCACGATGATAATCTATAGGATGTTCATAAATAGGATCTTTGTATTTAAACTCATAACTAAAATCATATCTCTCGTATCCAACTTCCCAACCATAAACATTAGTATCTGTCAGATCTTCAAAGGCTTCCATTGACTTTTTATAGTCTATGTCATAAGCATCCATACATTGCTCCATTACATTCCAACGCTCACGCTCTATGATCCTTTCTTGTGAGTCTTTTGGTAACTCATCAAACTCATACAGTTTTAATACAATCTTTTTCATAATCCCTCCTCTTTTAATATAACTAGATCCCTAACGTCAATCGAATGACATACGTACCTCCTTATGTTCACGCTTAGGGATGATCGTGGCTATTCTCACGAACCACCACAATCCAGATTCAGATATCATTCATCCTTTATCTTTACGAATGGGTTTTCTACATAAAACTCCACTACATCCTTAGATTTTATAGATGTCACTATACCGGTGGTATCCACAAATCCATCTGTTTCATCCATTGTCAAATCTTCTATTTTATCTCCCGGCAGAAAACAAAGATTATAGTCTTGATCAATATACATAATCATCTTTAACCTAACCATGTCATCAATGATGCCTTTCATTCTCTCCACGACATCCAATTGATCATTACTAAGCATTAATCTACTTTTTGATGATTCCACTAACCTTATGTCTCCATTCCTGTCAACTACAGTTAAGTCATTGAATTTATACACATCTTCACGTGTTCTGTAATATGTTTCCTTACAATAAATTTTTCCTTTATCATCTATTTCAACATCAAAATATTCCAACTTATCCTTGACAGCTCTTCCGTTTTTGTATTTCCACACATCACCTATTGGAATGAACCCATATAATGACTCAAAAACATCATATATTGATAGTCTTGTCTTAGGAATGATCTCGCCCTTTTTAAAACATTCTTCGGACGAATAAAATGATTTCCCATCTAATGTCTTCTCAGTCCTACATCCTCCCCATGTTCCTACATATCTAACTACTCCATATGTAAAACTGATCAAGATCTTATCAATCTCAAACCACTTTAATCTTCCTGACATATCGTCAAAAAGATATCCACTCTCTAGATAAACCGATAAACACTGTCTCTTATACACATCTCCGAGCCCACGAGACATGCGCAGATCTCG